ATGGACATTTTAAAACGGATCGCTGAGCACCGGGCCCGCGAAGAAAACCTGATGTGGAGAGGAACATTCGCCGAATATTTGCAACTGGTACGTAAAAATCCGCAAATTGCCCAGACGGCGCATTCACGCGTCTACAACATGATTAAAAGTGCGGGGGTTGAAGAGAACGAGGACGGCTCACGTTCGTATCAATTTTTTAGTCGGGAAATCTTCGGGCTGGATCGTTCTGTTGAGCGCCTAGTGGAGGAATATTTCCACTCGGCTGCGCGTCGTCTGGATGTCCGCAAACGCATCTTGCTCTTGATGGGGCCTGTCAGTGGCGGTAAGTCTACGCTCGTGACGATGCTCAAACGAGGACTGGAAGAGTATTCACGGACGGAAGACGGAGCGATCTATGCACTTGATGGCTGCCCCATGCACGAAGAACCACTTCATCTTATCCCGCACGAGCTGCGTCCAGAGGTGGAAGAAGAGCTGGGAATCAAGATTGAAGGAGAATTGACACCCTATAACCGGATGAGGTTGGAAACCGAATATGGAGGGTGCATCGAGGATTTCCCTGTTCACCGGATTTTGTTTTCCGAAGCCAATCGTGTCGGTATCGGTACATTTAGCCCTTCTGATCCGAAGTCTCAGGATATTGCCGATTTGACGGGGAGCATCGACTTTTCGACGATTACGAAGTACGGCTCTGAGTCCGACCCGCGTGCGTATCGTTTTGATGGGGAGCTGAACAAAGCCAATCGCGGATTGATGGAGTTTCAGGAAATGCTGAAATGCGACGAGAAATTTTTGTGGCATCTCCTGTCGCTGACACAGGAAGGAAACTTCAAGGCAGGTCGTTTTGCCCTCATTTCTGCAGATGAACTGATTGTTGCGCATACAAACGAATCGGAGTACAAGGCTTTTATTGGGAATAAGAAAAATGAGGCGCTGCAATCTCGGATTATCGTCATGCCGATGCCGTATAATCTGCGTGTCAGTGACGAAGAAAAAATATACGCGAAATTAATCAAGCAATCCGACTTGGGGCATGTGCATATTGCACCGCATGCGCTCCGGTCAGCAGCAGTCTTTTCTATTATGACCCGCCTGAAAGAATCGAAAAAACAAGGGGCCGATCTGCTGAAAAAGATGCGGCTGTATGACGGTGAATCGGTGGAAGGCTTCAAGGGAGCCGATCTGGAAGAACTGCGTAACGAGCATGCCGATGAAGGAATGTCCGGTATTGATCCGCGTTATGTCATCAACCGTATCTCCAGTGCACTGATCCGCCGCGACACTGAGTGCATCAATGCGCTTGATATTCTTCGGGCGCTTAAAGAAGGCTTTGACCAGCATCCATCTATCACCAAGGAGCAGCGGGAGAGGTATATGAACTTCATCTCTATCGCGCGCAAGGAATACGACGAGCTGGCGAAAAAAGAAGTGCAGAAGGCGTTTGTCTACAGCTACGAAGAGTCGGCAAAAACGCTCATGGATAACTATTTGGACAATGTGGAAGCTTATTGCAACATGAATAAGTCTTACGTTAAATGATATGTACATCGAGGGAAGGATATAACTTCCTCAATCATATAGATGGATTTCAATTTCAAACTGATATTGCCCTGTCCAGTCCGTTTCTCTTCTGTATTTGATTTCGCGAACGATTTCCTTTAGCAAGGCATTCTGTTCTTTAATGGAACCCGCGCTTTTATATTCCGTCAGTGCCTTTTTGATCATAGGGAGAACCTTTAGAGCTTGATTCAGTCGACCTGCTTCCAGCTCGACTTGCTTCTCAGCAGCTTCAAGCTCATTATCTAACTGCTTTAGCTGCTCTTGCAGCAATCTGCTTCTTTCTAAAAACGTGTCTTTATCATAAGTGCCATCTTCCAACAGATCGTGTAGGTTAGTTTTGCGGAGGTTGGTTTTTTTTATGTCTTCTTTAATACGCAATACCTTTTTTTTCGCTAAATCAAGGGCAGCATCGTCAGGCTGAGATCGACGCTTTTTCGCTGTTGCACGGAGGTGATCAAAGATTGTTTCGAGTTGACGAAGAAATACTTCCTCAACCTTATAGAGCGCGATCATTTTTGTATCGCAGCGAGTGGTATAACAACTGAGGTACTTATTTGGCCGATTGGTTGGTTTATTAGCAAGCATAGCCTTGCCACACTTTTTGCATTTCAGAATACCAGCAAACGGATTGAGAATATCATGATTTTTTTTGACCGGTGCTTCACGGCGGCGAGACAGTGCTTCCTGGGCCTTTTCCCAAAGATCAGGATCAACAATCGGTTCATGCGCTCCTTCCAGATAAGCCATTTGCTCTATGTCATGCACCTTTGTATAAGAATATGTCCCATCTTCATTTTTTGACCATTTCGTACGACCAAATACTTGATCGCCTTTGTATTTGGGGTTTTTTAGGATTCTTCCGATTGTTACATGCTGCCATTGCGGAAGACCTGTCGGAGAAAGTATCTCCAAATCCATTAATCGCTGTGCAATAGCACTTCTCCCCATCCCAACATCTACACACCACTGAAAGATCATACGGACGATTTTAGCTTCCTCTTCATGGATGACGAGTCGTAGGCTGTCGTCTTTTCGGTATCCGTAAGGTGGCTTTGTGGACTGATCTCTCCCCGATGTCGTGCCCCTTCTTCTACCACCCTGTAACCTCTTTTTTATCTGCTTGTATTCCATGCGAGCCAAAAAGGTTTTAACTTCAACCGTAAACTCGCCTGATTCCTCGTTCAAGTCCAAGGTTTCTTGTGGGGTCAGAATGAGGGTTTGACTTTCTTTAAAGGTTCGCTCGATACGCCCCTGATCCATCTTATCGCCGCGTCCAAATCGATCCAGGTCCATGACTAAAATACCGTCATAGTTCAAGTCCTTTACTTTTTGGAGCAGGGCCTGCATTTCAGGTCTCTCAGCAATATACTCCCCTGACACCACTTCTTCAAAGATGTCCACGATGTTATGTTCGTTTTTTCTGGCATAGGCGAGGAGTTCTTTTCTATGTTTGGTGAGAGTATCATACTCTTCGCCGCGCAAAGCAGCTTCACGCTCAGTTTCTATATCTTTTCTTGATTTACGCAGGTATATGGCTATATCAAGATTCTTCAAGTGTGTCACCATTGCAAGATACCTCCGGATAAAAAGGGTATTATTATCACATAACCTCGCTACCAGTATACGCCAAGATTAGAAAAAAACGTATTGCCTGTTGGACACTAATGATATACTCCTTCTGTACAATAGAATCGGCTCCTCAAGGGTGGTCGGCTCACTCCATTCCCAAATAGGGAGGGGGGTGATGCCTGTGGAGGTATTTCAAGCGCTGCAATTGATGTTCCTTTTTGGAATGTTTATTCTTGCCTTGTTGACCTATCTAAAGAAAAAGTAGACCTCCCTTGAGCTTGGCAGCCAGGAGGTCTACTTCCGAGAAAATGAGCTGACGCCCTAGAGGGCATCTATTGTGCAGGACCGTTGATGTTCCAGCATCAGCGGTCTTTTTTAATGTATACTCGTTACTTATAGTATATCCCATTTTTTCCGTTTCGGAAACAGATCAATTGTTTGGGGTGTATATAGGGTAGCGCGAATAGACAAATACAGAGAACAAACCGTATGGACAACGGATATATGTCGATTAAAGTCGAACAATTGAAAAAGTTTTTTTATCGGTAAAGTGTATACTGAGGCTATAATGTTAAAATTTACAAACGGAAGTTAGCGGAGGTAAAACTTTGGCACAAGTAGAACGGAGAGTGTCTGAGAGTGTTAGGGTTGTTCTGGAAAAAGGCGGTTTCGCGAGGAGAAAGATCGCGGCTGAACTTGGGTTTCAGCCAACTGTTTTTGATAGGTGGATTAATGGGACAAGACCATTTCCGCTAAAGGAACTTATCTCGACCACAGAGTACCTGGGATTGGATACAGACTATTTTTTTGGGGACTACCTACTTGACTGCTGGTATGCCCCAAAAGATAAGTCAGAACGCGTTAGAGACTTTCTGTGCTATACGAGAACGGAAGGTTTTCGTATGTACTCTGACAAGTTGGTTAGTATGCTACTTGAAGAAGGGAAGCAACTTAGGAGTCTTTATGAGACGGGGTTGTATTTGGACGAGAAGGGACTATGTGAAGAGGCGGAATACTTTTATACACTCGTAATCGATAACGAACGAGATCGTCTCGCAGAGCACCTTGCACTCAGTTACTATCGTAGATTCATGATCGTACGGGATTGGGACATGGACTACGCCTTTGAAGCAGCTACCAAGCTGAGTGAACATATACGGACATTACCAGAAGATGTCATGTTTGAGGCGTACACCAACATCATGACCGTGTTTTACGTGTTAGATAAGTGGGATCACTTGAAGAAATATGGCGAAGAAGCAAGGACGTTGATGGAGCGAGCTAGTACAAGAAACATTAACCTTTACGCAAAGTGCTTGTCCTACTTGGGTTTTGCCTATAGAAATAAGCAAGAGTTTGATAAGGCGTTAGATGCCCATAGGCTATGTGGAGAGCTAGGAGCTACCTTTAAAGTATGGGATGAACTGAACACTTGTGTTGTTTTACTTGAAGCTGGTGACCACGGTAAGTTGAATGAACTCATAGAATTAATTCATAGGTTTCCTATGGAGGCAATAAACCATTTGGAGCATATTTTTCAGGCGCTTTTAAAGAATGGAGATTTTTTACAGATAGAGAAAATTATCAGTGAATTTCATCCGATCATTCTCGAACTTTTTGAAAAAACAGATCCGTATAATTTGAAGAGGGCGATTCGGATTAGATTATTCATAGCGGAATCCTATGTCCATTTCGCAAACTACACTGCTGCGAAGAGTTTATTACAAACTGCTCTTAACTTGACTAGGAAAAAGAAACTATTTAATTTATACGATGATTGCATGAGGGTGTTCTGGTTGCTTGAAGATATCGAAAGTAAAAAGTTTTGCGCAGGATGCAAAAAAGACATCCAAGAGGATGTCCGAGGATTAACTACCAACCACCACCACTATCCTTTTGCTTAACAACAATAACCTTATCATATCGGGAAGGAGACCATCCTCCGCCACTATCTGCCGATGCTCCAATCGCAAGTGTTAGTGTCATAAGCGCTGCTAATGCTAGCGTAAGTAATGAACGTTTCATACGTTCCACCTCACAAATGTTTTATTACGTTAAAGCTTATCATAAATAATTCAAAAGACAAATAAAAAAATCCATTATTGTAAGTATATGGATGTTGGATTCCTCTATTATTATACAAATATACAGATTTAGGAAAAAATGTATATTGGCTATCAGGGGGTTGCAACAGATGAAATCACTTTCAATACTTGAAGTACAGATTCTATGTGGAGTATTAAAGAATAATCAACACTCGGAAGATATAGCTTACATAATAAAAATGCTGACCCAAACAAATAAAAACGCCAAACTCCTTGCGTAAGGAGAAGGCGTTTTTATTTGTTTGCAGCTTTGAAGTTGGCGATCATGCCGCGAAGCAAGTCGAGTTGTTCAGGTTGCAGCGGGGTTTTAAGTAACAAACGAGCCAGTTCTTTGCTGGCGTCTGAGACGTTTGGATCGTCGATTACCTCTAAAAAAGCTTTGTAGTAGTCCGGTACTCCTGGTGGTAAAGTGTCTTCAGACAGATCAGAGTTCAAGATACCAGCAACCTTCAAAAGTTGCTCATAATCATACTGATAAGCCTTAGCTATTAGCTTTAAAGTATCGGCTGTTGGTCTAATAGTCTTTCCTGTCCTTGGATCAATGCCCTTCTCAAGTAGACTAAGATATGTGTGACTTATACCAATCCGTTTTGACGCATCTCTAAGCGTTTCTTTTCCCCTTAGACTAACTAATAAATCCCCAAGCTTGTTCATTAAATCACCCCCTGTAATACACACTTTACAACAAACGATAAATATAATAAACAAAACCTCTGTAAAACATGGTTGACAATTAAGTAAAGCAAGTGTTACATTTGTTTCAGGAGGTGTAAAACATGTTGAACAACAGATTGAGAGAGGTAAGAACTGAAGTAGGTATGTCTGTTTCTGAACTGGCCCGACGCGCAAAAATAACCCGACAAACAATCACTAACATTGAGTTGCGGGGACAAGAACCTACAGGTTTTGTGCTTCTATCTATATCAGATGCTTTGAAAAGAGACCCAAGAGATATTTTTTTTGTTAATCTTGTAAAACATGTTGAACAACCTAGTCAACAACCAGCCTGAAAGGATTGACGTTCTTCCGGAAATACCATTCGACGGATTTATTGGAAAATCCCACAAGAAAGGAGGGAACCTGACAATGAGACAAGCCGACGTTCATACCCTTTATCAAGGGGGGAAGATCATGAATCAAGCACCGGAATTTTACGTTGATGGTCAGCCAGCTAAAGTGGTTTACGACAACAACGGACAGACCAAGGTCACTCTGGTCGGTAGATGGTTTTTCATGACTCCCGAAGAGGTCGGCGAAGATTTTCGTCAGCGAGTAGAAGACGGTGACCTACGGTGCTGCCGGATTAACGATCTCATCCAGGATATGTACGAGAAAAGGACGAGCGCCGGATGACCGGTGCTTCGAAGGACAAGCCTTATCCTTAGACCACACAACTGCATAGAGCGCCGAAGAGCGGGAGCGAAGCGATTTGATCTGCTAAAGCAGGGAGCCGCGCCACAATACATTCCACCATTTCGCCGGGTAAGGGTGAAACAAGGTCAGGTGGGGGTCACTGCCAAGACTCGACGCTGCATGCAGTTGTGTGATGAAAGTGAGGTGATCAATTTGTTGGATGAACTCGATCATTTGGTTGAACGCATCGGTTGGTACACAAAGAAAGTGAAGCAATCGGCAACATGGACACTTGAGAAGAGAGAACGTAGGTGTCCAAAGCTTCTGGCTTACAAAGAAAGACTTCATGAACTAATCCGAAAAAGAAAAATGCCCTCGGCTCATATGGCTGCCGAGGGAGAGTCTGGAAAGTGAGCTTGGATTCATTGTACATCGAAAATCGAATAACGAAGGTAAGGATGGTGCGAACAAATGAGCGACTTTGGTAGACAGTTAGGTCAGTCACTTCAAGAGGCGGGCATGACACAGTTAGCTTTCGGCTTCGAAGCTAATGTAAGCCGAGAGGCAGTTTCTTCATACACCACGGGGAGAATTATGACGCCGCCTGATGTTAAGTCGAAAGCTGTACAAGTGACAAACAATCCGTTCTTAGCCATAGCAGCCGCTTATGAATCGACATCAGGTACAAGCCCGATCCTTTTGGACGGCGACAATGTGGAACTAAATAGGCATACAGTGGTTGCTAAAACGGTTGAGGAAGTCGAAGAGCTGCTACTAGCTATAAGGCGGGCCCAGCCCATCCTTTTAAAACCGCCGTCCACATGGAGTACATCAGAAAAGCATCAGATTGAACACTTGATCCAAGAGACATTGGACGTGGTTACATCCACAACGCACATGGCGGCGGTGATCACGAAAGAATCGAAGTTAGGCTGGATAGCTCAATGGACGAAGCACAAAGCAAAGCTTGTGGGCAAAGGATTTATAAAAGTGATGAAAGGGGCAGGACGTCATGAGTGATCAGTACATGGTTTTTGATAAAGAGCAGTTGTTCATAGTAATTGGAGCATTGGTAAAAGAGAAGGTCAGGTTTGACCGTGAGGGTGATGAATGGCAAGGCAAACGGATAATTTCAACAGCAAATACACTGTTTGAAATGTACTGCGGTAAGCCTGGGTATTTGGATGAAGAACAGCTTGAACAAACAGCAAAAGCATTGGAAAGAGCAGTAGAAGAAGGTAGGGGATTGTCAGACAGCAAGGCGTCAGAAGCTTTATGGCTAGCTTCTAAACTACGTCAGATAAAGGCAAAGCGGGAAATTCGATTTTATAAAGCGCCTTATGTAATGGTGAAGGGCAAACGGAAAGCGGTTCTCTTAAAAGCAAGAGAAGTGGCAGCATACCTGAAATATGAAAAAACCGCCCGCAGCGAACGGACGGCATAAATCATAACTCATTGGAAGAATACCACAACAGTGTAGGGGAGGACAAGACATGAATGTGAACGATCGGTTGAAGGAAAAAGGTATCGTGTCCAATGAACTGCTTGGCGGTCAGTTTGACCGCATGGCGACCTATAAAACGGATGGTACTCTGCGGATCGAGGCAACACCTGATTATCGGGATGGTCAATGGATAGCTGGACAACAAATTGTGTTGCAAAACTGGGACGAGATTGAGCGTCTACGCAACTTTCTAAATAGCTTGAAACCAGTAAAACAGCCCGAGGAGGTTGTCATTCATGCAGCAACTGCTTGATTTCCCGGAGTACGTCGAACGGACGGAGCCGAACAGACAGCGGCAATTGGAACCCTTAGCTTTTGATGTTGATGACAGCGGGCTTGAATGGACGGTAAGGGATGTTATCGAAGAATTGGAGCTTCTTGTTGAGGGGAAAGCAACGATGAATCACGTGGATTTCGTAGATGGAATCAGAGAACAGGCAAGGCGCTTACTCAAATAGTCGAAACTGGGGCAACATTGCCTCAGTCTGCCGGGAATAACCTACCGGCACTGATGAGACAGGTTACATAGCGAGGTCAAGACGTGGCGTAGGCAAGGAACTACAACGGCTGCCGTAGAGGTTGGGACGGCGGCGCCTCGCGATCAATTAGTGAGGGGGGTGTGAAAGTGAATAATGTTAAGCATGGTGGGTGCGCTGAATGCGGTAGTACAGAGCAAGAAGTCTTGATCAGTGTAGCTCCTAATAAGCCTGGTCTGATGACAGGGTTAGCTATTTGCGACAAGTGTTTACCAAAACAGTAAAAGACCCAGCGTAGCAGCGCTGAGTCTTCGGTCTTAAAGCACGATTGGGAATCCATTTAATCGTAGCTTATCAAGTGATTCAACACAAGAGGAGAGTGGTTCTGTGGGAGCTTTGAAACTGGTCTCCACGGAAAACATGCCGTATCAAGAATGGCTCCAGTTGAGAAAGAAAGGCTTGGGCGGATCAGACGCTGGCTCTGTCGCAGGATTTAGCAAGTATCGTTCTCCAATTTCCGTTTGGCTCGAAAAGACTGGTAAGGTTGAGCCCTCACAAGAGGAATCACAAGCAGCACGGTTTGGGCGAAAGCTAGAGCCAGTTGTCGCTGATGAATTTGCCGAACGAACTGGATTGAAGATCGAGCCAATTCATGAAATGCTCCAACATCGAGAGTATCCATTCATGCTGGCTAACCTCGATAGATTGATCTACGAGGACGGGAACCAAGGAGTCTTAGAGTGCAAGACTGCTGACAAATACTTCGCTTCTGAATGGGACGACGAAAAGATTCCCGACCATTATTACTTGCAGGTTCAACATTACCTCGCTGTGACTGGCCTACAGTTCGCATATATCGCTGTTCTGATCGGCGGCAATGATTTCCGTCACAAGCGTGTTGATCGGAATGACGAGGTAATTTCCTATCTAATCAAAATCGAATCTGATTTTTGGCGACTGGTTGAAGAGGATATTCCTCCAGCGATGGACGGGGCCGAGACAACAGCGGATATGATCAAGCAACTTTACCCAGAGTCTAACGGGCAAGAAATCATCCTCCCCAACGAGGCAATGGAATGGCTTGAGCAGTATCACGAAGCAGCCGCAAGAATCAAGGAATATGAATTCCTGAAAACCGAAGCTCAGAACAAAATCATGTACGCCATGAAAGATTACGCCATTGGTTGGATTGGTGAAAAGAAAGTTACGCGGTCAGTGATAGCTGAGAAACAAATGAACTTTGTGAAAAAGGCACATACACGGCTTTACCTACCAAAATCATCATAGGAGGTCGAATGGATGGGGCACCCGCAAGATATGGCTGGAAAGCTTGCCGAACGAACAGGTAACAACTCTCCTGAAAAAAAGGAGACAACGATTTTTGATCTGATTGAGTCCAGAAAGAACCAATTTGCTCAAGCCGCTGGGAACAACATGGATGTAAACAAGTTCCTACGGATCGCAACATTCTGCATTAGAACAAACCCTACGCTCATGAAATGTAGTGCTCCATCGCTGATGTCTGCATTGATGCAGTCGGCTCAGCTTGGTCTTGAGCCAGGAGTATTAGGACATTGCTACTTAGTCCCTTTTTGGTCAAACAAATTAAAGTCTTTCGAGGCTACATTCATTATTTCGTACAAGGGCATGATTGAGCTGGCTAGACGGAGCGGTAACATCCAATCAATCGCTGCTCGAATTGTTTATGAAAATGATGATTTCCAATTTGAATACGGCTTGGAAGAAAAACTGACTCATAAACCTTGCGTAAATGGCGAAAGAGGCCAGATGAAATTGGTTTACATGATCGCTCATTTCACTGGTGGCGGTCATTACATCGAAGTGATGAGCAAGGCGGAAATTGATACTGTCATGATGTCCTCAAAGTCGTATGACAACAGTAAAAAACAGGCGACAGGCCCATGGAAAGACCACTATGAGGAAATGGCAAAGAAAACGGTTATCCGTAGAGCTTGGAAGTACCTGCCTATCAGTGTTGATGATGCGCGTGTAGTCGAACAAGAAGGCACTGTGAAGCACGAGATAGCAGAAGACATGTCAACTGTAGCTTGGATCGATGCGGAAGCGTACGCGGTTGAGGAAGTGCCAGAAACGAGCGGTGAACAAACCAAGCAGCATGAAAATCCTGAACAAGAAGGAGATTTGTTTTCACAAGGATAGATCGTGCACAGCCGTGGAGTAGTGACATGAAAGGGTGCAGGGGATGGGCATAGCAGAATACGGGACAACGGGGTTTTTTGTCCTTCCCCGTATGTCTTTCAGGAACAGAAGGGACAAGCTGTTATTCGCAGATTTGATGGAACGGGCCAGCTACAAGGACGGTGCTGGGCAGAAGCGAGGCGAATTGCTGTTCAATACAGCAGAGTTTGAAAGGGAAGTGGGCTGGACACGCAAAGCAATCACTACCTCACTAAATCATCTGGTGAAGGATGGCTTGATCAAAATTTCAGCAGCAAAACGCAGATGTGACGGGGTTTTCATAACGATTTTGCACTATAACCAGATGCAAGACTTGAGCACTTACAAGGCTCAAAATTCCTCCGAAAAAGGGACAATCAAGGGACAATCAAACGCCGACGAAGGGACAATCAAGGGACAATTAACCGATTGTGAAAACCCTTGTGGCTCTAAGGATGAAGGGGGTTCGCAAATGACAGAAGGGGCAATCAAGGGACAATCAAATGCTCATGAAGGGACAATGGAGGGACAATCTTTATTTATTAAACAACAAGAACAGCAGTTAGAACAAAAGAACCATTTAAAAGACTTACCCGAGCAGCTGTCGAGATTGGAGGACGTGGAATCCTTTGTTGACTCGCAAATGCTCGCCAACCCCATATCCACATTGCCAAGAAAACTCTTCGTTGAATATTTCAACACGATTCGCTTGAAGAGGGCTACTGGGCGTATTGCAACAGGCAAGGCGACAAAGATATGGGACAAGCTGTTGTCCTATTGGCAAAACAAGAAATTGGCTGACACTCCTGACGGGCGGGCAGCTATCATCCTATACGCTCTCAGCATTCATGTCATGAAGTTTGATGACAAGCAGGAGGAATATACCTACGGGATTATCCGCAATACATCTGAGCATGAAGCTCACCGGAAGATGCTGAAACTCAGGAATCAGGGAGGTGCTGGGCGTGAAATCGCTCCAACAGGTACTGACTCAGGGCGAGCAGAGTATCACCAAAAGCGCCGAAGCTTCTAAGCCACCAGCAAGACAGTGCCCTCATTGTAAAAAATTGCTTGAGCCTATTCAGATTGCAATATTGGGCCAAACCCGATGGGGAACTGTTACTTGCCCCTGCGAGACAAAGGCCAGAGAAGCCCTTGAAAAAGAAAAGCGGAGGCGCGAATGGTTGACCCTCTGCCACGAATTCACAAGCCGGGACAAGCTGCTTCCAAAGGCAACGCTAGCAAACTACGAAAAGCGTGTGGGATGCACGAATGCCATTAAGATCGCAAACAACTTTGTTGATACATACACCGAATGGCTAAGTGAGCGCCCAGGATTAGGGCTTTACCTCAACGGACCAAATGGTTTAGGGAAAACGCACCTTCTAACAGGGATATATAAAGCGTTGATGAAACGGAACGTTTCGGCAGTATTTATGACCACCTATCACATGTTCCAAAGATTCAAAGAGGTAGGCAAGGTCAATGATTACGAGTATGAAAAACGTCTTTTGAAAGTGCTGTATGGTTGCGAGGTGCTACTCCTGGATGATGTAGGCGGTGAGGTTCCTTATGACTCCCGGGCTGAGAAACTGCTCGATGTAATCAACGTTCGAAGCCAAAAGAGGCCCATTATCTACTCGAGCAATTTCACGACAGGAGGGCTTGAACAGTGGATGGGAAACCAAGGGAAGAGAATCGCTGATCGCATCTTGGAAAATGCCATCACGATCACGTTGGATGGCGAAAGCAACCGGGGCCTGATTAACGACGAGCACCATGACTGGCTTGCTGGAAGGGTGAAAGGGCTTGAATAACACTGTCGAACAAACTGAAAGCATGGGGCATGTGCTAGTGAACAATCAGGCTGAGCAGAGTGTCATTGGAACCATGTTCCTGAACGAAACCTATTATCCATATGTCTACTCGATTTGTAAGCCAGAGGACATGTATTCGCCGCACCACAGGCAAATTTACCAAGCTATGGTTGAGCTTAAACAAGAAGGCAATCCAATTGACCTTTTAACGGTGACAGCGCACCTTCAAGACCGCAAGCTGCTGGATGAAGTCGGCGGTGTTACGTATCTTACGGAAATTGCCAGTTCAGTTCCAACTGCTGCAAACATCGAATACTACGCTGGAATTGTTCGTGAGAAGTCCAACCTTCGAAAGATATACCTCGCAGCACTTCGGATACCTAGCCTGATCGAACAAGAGGTCAACCTTGATATGGCTGTAGAGTACCTGGAAAAGACTTTGCAAGAGGTCGTTGTCAGCTCCAATGGAAAAGGTTTCCGCCAGACAAAAGATGTTCTCCTGAATGTCTACGATGCTATCGAGCAGAACGCGAATAATGGGGCTGGCGAGGTTACAGGAATCTCAACCGGATTCAAAGACTTGGATCGGATCACGAGAGGGCTGCAAAGATCGGACTTAATCATTGTCGCTGCTCGTCCATCCGTTGGTAAAACTGCCTTCGTTCAAAACATAGCACAACGTACTGCGGGAAAAGGTTCCGACCCGGTAGCGATTTTCTCGCTCGAAATGAGCGCGGAGCAGTTGGTGCAGCGCATGATCAGCTCAGAGGCTAATATCGAGGCGGACCGCTTACGAACAGGACAGTTAGAGGAGGAGGATTGGCTAAAGCTCACAGAGGCCATTTCAAACCTTTCTAAAAAACCAATATTTATCGACGATACCCCAGGCATTACGGTAAGCGAGATTAAAGCCAAATGCATGCGCCTCATGAATGAACACGGTGGGCAGTTGGGCGCCATAATGATCGACTACTTGCAGTTGGTTCGCTCACGAGCAAAGGCAGGTAGCAGGCAGGAAGAGGTATCTGAAATCTCACGGACCCTAAAGGCGATTGCGCGTGAGCTGAACGTGCCAGTTGTTGCACTGTCTCAGTTGAGCCGTGGAGTAGAGCAACGACAAGACAAACGCCCTATGATGTCTGATATTCGAGAATCAGGATCAATTGAGCAGGACGCAGATATCGTTGCCTTCTTGTACCGTGATGATTACTACGACAAGGAAACAGAAAACAAGAATGTCACTGAGGTCATCATTGCAAAACAACGAAATGGGCAGACAGGCACGGTAGAGCTTGCATTCCTGAAAGAGTTCAACAAATTTGCTGATCTTGACCATCGTTTTAAAAATAGCCAGATGACCATGACTGATGTCTCTGAGGATGACGAGGATGACGACAAACCATGGAGGAGCTAGCCAAAGGGTTGTCGGGTGAAATTCCGGTAAAGGTTCCGATTCCGAAGCGACTGCTGTTGATTGAGGATGCTAACAAGAGGTCAGCTGCAATGCGGCAATGGTGGAATGCATATGCAACCAGATATCCGGAATATAAAGCTGCCCGGAAAGATAAAGAGTTTGTTTACATGGTGAAACGGGGAGGAGAGCAGACATGAAGCAAGGTAAACGACCAAACAGGCGGCAAAAAAGAGAAATGGAAGCATGCAATTTAAACCCAGCAAACTGGCTGATTGAGCGCGATAGCACGACAGAACTGGTTTTGATCCATCGTTTTTCAGGTAAAACACGGACCATCAAGAAAGGGGCATAACCGGTGCAACGGCTGATTATCCCCTTGCTGATGGAGAAGAGACGGCGGAACGAGACTACGAAGAAGATGGAGAATATCTGGGTCGTTCCTTCTTGGAACCATCTGTATACCATCGTTAAAAATAAGCCAACTCTCGGGAAGTGGGGAGAAATTTACAAACAGCGTGTTGCTGAGGCTGCTCTTGAATGGGCCATGGATAACGATTGGGTGATGATTGAGACCAGGAAGGTAATTCTTCGAACATGGATTTTCTGGAACGATGCCAGAGAGAAAGACTGCCATAACACTGATAAAGCTTGGGCAGATGCTTTTGAAGGCATCCTCTACAGAAACGACAGTCAGGCATTGATTCAATATCAGGACTTTCAAATTGATCGGGCAAACCCCCGTATCGAAATAGAGCCGATTGTTGGCGGTCTGATCGTAAGAGACACGCCAGCACGAAAAAATAAGCCATCAAAAAATCAGATGGCACTCGATATCTAAGACCAAGGGAGAGTGTGGAAAATGAGCAAACACGCACAATTTACGGCGATAGTAAAGAAAATGGCATCGGATGATAAAAAGATTGTTGTGAACTTGGAAATGGTAGGGAAGCCTGATCCATACGATTTGGCGGACATTGTGGACATGGTTGGTGACAAAGTAGTTGTACGTCTTGGAAATCCACAAATGGCAATGAGCTTTGACGAGGATGAAAGAGAAGAACGTCGCGGTTTATCCGTCACAACCGATCAGTCTGGCGTGGTAACTCAAGTTAACGGAGACGCTGAGGATAAAGATGACCTGGAGAACGATGAAAACGAGAGTGAAGAGTTTGAACACGATGAACAAGTTGGAGAAGAAGGAAACGAATCATCGGAAGACGGGGAAGGTTCCGAAGGCAATCCAGAAATCCAAGCTGAGGATAAAGAAAATGACAACACACCTGATCCAGAACCACAGGGTCAAGAAGAGTCCGAGGATAACACAAATGACAGCGATCAGGAGGAAGATAAACAAAACGATGCTGTCGCTGCAATCGACAAGGATAAACTGGTGGCATTCATCTTGAGCGGACAAGCCCCATCGTTTGAAGAAACAGAAGAGTATGACTTCCCCGCATTGCTTGCACGAAAACAAAATGGCGAAACGTGGATTAAGATTGCATCGTCCATCGGCACCTCTTCCTCCAAACTCCAAACGGCTTGGTCCAAATACAAGAAACTCGTTTCTGAACATATGGCGAAGCAAAACGGTGAGGAACCGGGGGCAGCGTAAAGCTGCTCCTCTCCCCTAGAAAGGTGGGATCATATGACAGCCGTTAAACCAGCGCCAGATCACCCTTGGAAACGCTCAACTCTAACCAAGAAAGTAAACGACCATATCAAGCAGTCCATCGTTAACCCTCTCGTCAACAACTGGAAAGTAGGCGGAGCAGTGCCGCCCTGGAACGGGAAGAAATAAGGCTATTCAGGATAACGGCGTCCATGACTACCAAAAAGTTCGTGGACGCCTCCATATACACGAACCGGAAGGTCAGGGAACACAAGGGCAACATGGCCAGCATCGAGCTGTAGACGGTCGGAATCTTGTTCAATCACATAAGGTATCTCCATAGCATCTAAGGCCTCTTTCAAATAGCTGACTTCAGACCATTCGACCGAGTAATAAAATGACTTTTCCATGAGAACAACTCCTTCGTCTTCATTATGCCACGAGGAGTTGGGACAAAAAAGGAGACGGGAGAAATGCATCCGTTTGTAACTGGGGATAAAGTTGAACACCCGGAATTAGGTCGGGGAGTGGTCATACAATGGCAGCCCGCCAAGCTACTTGTTAAGTGGGAGAAGTCCGGGAAGGTGTCACTAGTACCTAAGTCAGAGGTACGGCTGATTAAGGAATAGGGCACACGAGCTCAATTATGTATAGCAAGGGGTGGATAACGTGCATTTTTCCAGAGAGATTTACGTCGATAATTTCGCGGGCGGTGGCGGAGCTAGCAATGGAATCGAGCTAGCAACTGGTCGAAGCGTAGACATTGCGATCAATCATGACCCGGCTGCAATTGCAATGCACACAGCAAATCATCCTGAAACAGAACATTATCAAGAATCAGTTTGGAACGTTGACCCCCGCAAAGCGACGAGAGGAAGGCCAGTCGCGTTATGCTGGCAAAGTCCAGATTGCACTCACCACAGCAAAGCCAGTGGGGGAAAGCCAAAAGATAAAAATATCCGGGGATTAGCATGGAATCTCGTACGTTGGGGCGGGACGGTTAGACCACGTGTTCAGATCATGGAGAATGTCGAAGAGTTTAGAGGCTGGGGTCCCCTTATTGCAAAGAGGGACAAGAAAACTGGAAGAGTTATAAAGCTTGACGGAACAGTGGCAGAACCAGGAGAGGTAGTCAAGTTGAAAGATCAGTGGTTGGTAGCTGATCCAAAGAGAAAAGGGAAAACCTTCAGGGCATTCGTTCGGTCCCTGCGTGAGCAAGGTTATCAGGTCGAATGGAGAGAAATACGAGCTTGCGATTATGGTGCACCCACAATTCGGAAAAGGTTCTTCTTGATAGCAAGATGCGATGGTAAACCGATTGTCTGGCCAAAACCTTCACATGGTGATCCAAAGAGCTTGGAAGTACAGGCTGGTAGATTAAAGCCGTGGCGGACGGCAGCGGAAATTATTGATTGGTCGATTCCATGCCCTAGCATTTTCGATTCTGCCGAGCAAATTAAGAAAAAGTACGGTATTAGAGTGAAACGACCTCTTGCTGAGAAAACATTACGTCGGATCGCAAAAGGCGTACAGCGTTATGTTATTGAGTCCAATGATCCTTTTGTGATCAGCGACAAGGCAGCCTTTATTACTGAACATGCTAATGGTAGCAGTCAACGAAATATGTCGGTAGGAGACCCTCTTCGTACCATCTGCGCGGAAGTGAAAGGCGGACATTTCGCACTAGTTACCGCATTCTTGGCTCAATATCATAGCGAAACTGCTAATCATGAAGTGCGCGGGCAAACAATTGATAAACCAATAATGACCTTAGATACGTCTAATCGGTACGCTTTGGTCACTAGCAATCTACTGATTTTACGAAATAACATGTTCGGACAAGAGGTAACAGAACCAATTCCAACACTTACGGCTGGCGGTGGTCACGTTGGTGAGGTAAGGGCGTTCTTGATGAAATATTATGGCTCAGATGTAGGGCAAAGTTGTACGGACCCTCTGCATACAGTCACAACGAAGGATCGCTTTGGTCTTGTAACTATACATGGTGAAGATTATCAAATCGTTGATATCGGGATGCGAATGCTGGAACCTCATGAGTTATTTGCGGCCCAGGGATTTCCGCCTGAATACATCATTGACAAGGATGCTATGGGAAACAAACAAAACAAAAAAGAACAGGTTGCACGTTGTGGCAATGCAGTTCCACCGCCGTTCGCAGAAGCGCTGGTCAGGGCAAACCTTCCGGAGCATTGTACTGGTGCGGGGAACGTAGCGGCATTTGAGCGGTACAAGCAGCCGGTTGGCCAGATGGCACTGTCCATTTAACAAGCTGCAAATTAAAACTCCCCAAGAGGGGAGCAATTTACTTCAGGAAAGTATTTCACGCTGTTATAAAATTAACCGCTTTAATAACGTAATTTCTGTTTGAGTCAAAGTTCCACGCACATCGGTTAAGCATACTTTTCCGTAAAGCTTTCCGTCTTCTAGTAATTGTGTGAAACTTTCTTGGGTCATTGAGGGTTTGATTTTTGAGACGAAAAATCCAAGGTTTATTCTTAGTGCGTCATCTGCATCTACTTTGATGAAGTCCTCGTTACCCAACTTTTGCCACCTTGAAATCAGTTTTGGGATGAAATATGCTGCCAAATCATACGTGAACAGCTCAGTATCCCCTTCATAAACAACCAGTTTTGCAGATGTTAGGAGGTTAACTCGCGAACCAGTATTCAGAATGTGAACAATACAAGACCATAGGGGTATGTTTTCTAAGGTGAAGGTATTGATAGTAATAGGGTTACTAACAATGAATGGCTCTAGTCTGTATGGAGGGATAATTTCTTTCTCTCGTTCAGAATACATCAGATCAAGATCATATTTATTTGCTGGAACGGTTCTCGTGCCTTTTCGGATTGGAATAAACATTTCACGCTGTTTATAAGACCGGAGTATATGTGGTTTATTGAATGATCGAGGGATGTGTACTATTACAATATTTTGTCCCTTAACAACAACTTCATAAAATTCGACAGAAAAAGGTTCCATTACTTTGCTACTAATAATATCTACAAGTTTAGCTGCATCTATTGGAAGCGTTGTATGACATATATCACCTGTGTCACCATCAATACCCACAATAATATCACCAGCACCATATTGAGAATTTGCAAAGACCGTCAAATCTTTTGCGTATTCCTCTTTTCCTGTATTGGACGAGAGATCCCAGAATTCCCTTTTTAGTTCAATAGATGGGTTCTCATGCTGAACTCCAAGTTTTATTTGATGGCTAATTTGTTCAATCATTTCAGCAGTATATCTTTGACTCAAGATACTGGCACCTCACATGTATTGTTTTCTAAATTATAGCATTAATACGGTTAATAAAAGTCAGTATAGAAAAAAGTATAGCAATCACGCTATGTAGTTTGTGTCTGGATAATAACTCGTGCTGCTGTACCTTTTATACAAAATGTGTATTTTGATAATAGGTGACGAGCCTTAAAATCATACATCTTTAGAAAGAGAGGGGTGTGCGATGTATGAAACCTAGAGGAAAAACAAAAGAGATCGTTTTGAACGTAAATGAAATTGATACGTTAATCCAAAAGGCAATTGCGGTGATAGATACCAAAAACCAGTACGAAATAAGAAAGTATCTGGAAGAGGCTTCACGTAAGTGCTTTGAAATCAGAAATCAGTTTGACCCAATGTAGGGTGTTATCACAATAGTTAGGGAGGAAAGAACGATGAATAGACAAGCAATTTTGGACGTTCTGAACAGCCTGGAAGTGGTTGATAGTGAAGGTGGCGAATCTGCTTACATCCTGGTCGAAAACAGCGAGGAAGTTCGCCGGAAGCTCAACGCCGTAGGTATCTCTGATGAAGTTATCAACCGATACGGCGACGATGAATCGTTTGATGTACTTGCCCTAGCCTTTTCGGAAGGATACACAGACTACTACACAAAAGGAAAGTTCACTTTGTGGGGGCAAATCGATGACGAGCTGCGTCACCGGGTCTTGAGCGGAGAAGGAACCGCAACAGATGCTGAGCGACTACTTCGGGCACTTGAACCGGAGGTGTTCGGACAATGACCGAGCAGCAGATCATTGAAACACTGGCAACGAAGGTGATGGAGTGGGTAAAAGACGAGCATTTTATACACCTAAAGCACCATAAAAAAATCGTTGTTCTGAATGAAGTTCTGGGGATTGAAAAGGTTGGGGTTACAGAGTGGAATCCACTCCAAAACCTAGCCGATGCGTGGCAAGTGGTGGAGAAGCTTCTGGAAAATTACCTGCTTTTCGATTTATCGGCGACCGAGGACGGATGGCAGGCTACTTTTAAAATGATAGATACAACATTTATCAATACGAAGGAGTGGGAAGCTTCTGGAGACACTCCGCAAGAAGCAATATGCACAGCAGCGATGGAATTAGTCGCTTAACAAATCAGTAATTGTAGAAAGGGTGAAAGAAGATGGATAAGACTCAAGAGATATTAGATGATCTAAGACCGTTGTTTGAGCAAGCAGAAAGGGAAGGCTTGTTCTTCTACAGCAACTATCAACAATTGTGGTTCTCACCACAATCATTACGGTTAGAGCAATCCAAGGGTCATTTCATATGGGGCGCGTCAAACTGGCAACTTAGAGATCCGAAAGAAAGATTGCAGGAATTGCTTCGAAAGAGAACGTCCGTTGAGCGAGAGATACATGATTTTCAGTTAATGATGATGGATTAACAAACCACACGATTTGATAAATAGGAGGGGTAAGAATGGATCGTGAACAAAAACGACAAATTAATGCACTGGTTGCAGGGGCTCTAGGATACGAAATCATCAGTGGTGAAGTCGATAATGTAAACCCGTTGTATAACAACGGTCATAGATTGAAGGAAATGGACTTTGCGCGGTCGTGGGCATGGATGGGCGTGATGGTTGAAGAAGCAAGGAAACAAGGTGTGCGAATAGAGTTTGCGTCAAGACCAAACGAAGAGTTTCGTGTGTGGGTTTACAAAAATGAGTTATTCGATTATGTCGTGTGTGATTCTGACTCATTGCCTATGGCGGCTTGCTTGGCGCTTTTAAAGGCAAAAGATATATATGTTGCTTGACAAAACAATCGATTTGTTAAAAGGGGGGCTGAATTGTGCATGATGAACTGGTAGAAGTGTTCGGCTCGTTGTATAGCGCCATCGTATACAGCCCTGCGGATTGGAGCGCCGACATTCAAGACCAAATTCATCACAATTACAGTCATTTATCACCTTAGAATGTGCTTAAATAAGATATCTGGTGAAGGAGTTATTTATATAGAAGCAATCATTTCAGATGTTAAAACAGAAAGGAGCTCGCTATGATCTGGATTAAACCACCTTATGAAGTAGACAAAGTATCTATTATTAATGTAATGGAATTGGTCGAAAAACAAGCTAGATATATTAGACAGGCAGGATCAGAACATTATGCCATCGTTGATTTCGTAATTGAGCCATGTCAAGGTCACATTGGCTTTAAGAATGAAGCATTGATTCAAGATGATTTGAAAGGAAATACAGAGTGGGAACAACAGTTTCCTATATTGATATGTTGCATTTATGACGCTTTAAAAGAGTTTATACATTATCAATATCACGAACGAAATCTTGCAATTGGCAATTTCACATTCAAGCTCATGAGTCTTGAAATCCGTCCAGGAGATAGCAGAGTGATGGATTTCAAAATAGCAACATATATCGCTCTGAGAGAAATATTTGAAAAGTATGAAGCAAAGAGTAGTACAACTTAGCGATCGGTATTTCGCTCTACAGATGATTAACTGAATAGCTGAATTTATTAGTGATTTTTACAAGTTGGGGCGAGGATGCAAGTAAGAATCTATTTGGAATATGAGTATTTTCTAGAGGGGAGCTACTTGGTGCGATCTTGAACATACTGTGAAAGTTCCAATGACTGGCTGAACATGCCAAGAAACAGTGCGATCAAAACTCCGATTGGAGGACTACGCCTCACACTGTTAGTCTATCGTTACTTAACAAAAGAGAAACTAAGTAACGCTAAAACTGAGTGTTATAGATATCTCCAAAATCAAGCCAAGCTTTCACAGAAGCATAAACAAGCACGCTTATGACAAGAAGAATGAGAGCCAAGCACCCCAAACAGCTGTACTTCATATTTAACACCCTTTTAGAGAGAAAATATATTAAACGTTCAACCAGTTACTAAATTATACCAATTATCGCGTTGCTTAACAAAATATTTCTTGTGTTTAATCAAGCAACAAAAAAACCACATTCCTCTCAGAAGTGGCTTACCTACTTTTCAAATACCACAGTATTCCTAGGACAATGAAAACAAGAGTAATCCCTAAAACGAAATATGGCTTGTACTCTGGAGGAATGAAAGTAATCTCAGGCATTGGATACCTCCTAAAAAGAGAGCCCCCAATCGGGAGCCGGATAATTTTTCCTTAGACAAGAAAATTATATCACGGCTACCGCGAGGGGGAATCTGGAAATGAGCGCACAGGTACAAGAACAACTGTCATTTCTGCAACCAGTGAATGAGTCAGAAGTCAGAAAGGCCGTTGTGAAAGAACTGAAAGAGTATAAAGCCCTCCGTGTTGCTGTACAGAATAGGCAGGAACTAAGAGAGAAGGGCATAGGTCAACTGTTCCCAAGGCTACAGCCAACAGAGACAATAACCGAGCTGAAGGCCAAACAGATTGATCGAGCATTGCAATACTCGCTAGACGAGATCGAGCGTCGGATTGTTGAAGAGAAGTATCTCAGCACGTCACGCGTAAAAGACATCAATGTGTACCTTGATTTAGGGTTAACAAAAGACCAATACTACACAAAAAAGAAAGATGCAATCAGGCAAATTGCTACGGCACTCGGGATGATCTGAGTGCTGTTTTATTTTTCATAACGTTCGTTCCGCTAACGGGTAGTTTTCGTAAAAGGTATCGTCAGTGAAAGGAATTGAGTAGGGCTTTTACGAATAAATGAATACTGAGCTACATAATGGAAACATGAATAACCATAATGAACATGGCTTTTATTCAAGAGGTTAAATAGAGTTGTTATAGGAGATGAATTAAAGGTGAGATACAGCCTGTTGGACAATGGTGTAGACTCTTTAAAGGCGACTTACATAAGTATTGAAAAAATGCATGCACTACATGATGGCACTGGCATGGAGCATTGTTTAAAAGACGCTGTATTGTCTCTTAATCACGGAATAGAAATTTTGTTTAAACTTTTGTTACGCCAAAGAAATGAGTATCTTGTTTTCAGTGATCTAGATAAATATATGGTAGCAAAAAAGAAAATGATTGAGCAGGGAAAAACAAATATATTTGAAGTAGCCCCCAATTTAAGAACAGTCACTTTAAATGAAGCAATGGACAGGGCTGAATTCCTTTGTGAATACGAAGTTGACTCTACATATAAGAAAGTAATTACTTTTATCAATAAAATTAGGAATCAACTCACACATTACGAAATTAACATGAAATCACCTGAAATGCTTGAGTTATCAGTTAAAATCCAAACTTGCTATGAGTTAACGATTCACTTCTTTGCTCCGCATATCGAGGGTCTGGAAGAAAAAGTGGAAACTGCAAGATTTGAGTATACAGTGGATGATTACGCCGCTGACATGGGTGAGTGGTATGCTGAAGTGGAAATGGAAGAGCGTATGTTAGAGCGTATGTTAGAACGTTATGATACGTAATTACGACATAGGTCTATACTAACGAGTTCGATAGCTGAATTCGAAAACCACTTTTTAGTGGTTTTTTCTTTATTACAGAGCAAAAACCCGACAAAAAGCAGGACAAAACCCGGATAAAATCAGGGATAAAAGGCAGGACGATTTGAAATGGTGGAATCGGTAATCTTGAGTCAAGAGCAAGCGACATCTGCTCTTGGGAGATACCGCCTATCCCTTATCAATGGTGTACCTGAGCGAATCTATGGGTGATGACGAATGTGACCTTACGAGAGGGGGACATTCTGAGCCTGAACGCACCAGTTGCGACGAGCGTAGCAGGGAACCATGCAGTTATTTTTCATTGTATGTATTACAGCGGTTTTCAAGTTTTGGGAACCCCTCTCGGAGCTTTGAAAAATCGCGAATTACTCTGCTGGGATTTACCGGACAGGGGATGACATGCGAGACATACGTCTACGGCTCCTCGCCCCTTGTCCGGTATCTCTCATGCATTTATTGCAAATTACTAAGATAACATTAAGAGTTGAGTCAGTAGCTTTTAACTGAAATTCACACTATTTTCCAAAAGGAACTTGAATATAATGGCATAGGTCTTTATATTTAGAGTTATGCAATATGCAACCTGACATATAAAAGCATATTGCAAATAATCATAGGGAGGCTGATTTATGGATGGTGATTAATTATTAGAACATTTATTAACGGGATCATTTTGCAGTGGACCAGTGGATAGTCATTTTTTGCTTTAAACTTGTTTACATTGTATTTGTTTATTTGTTTCTACTTGGGTCAATAATGTGTACCAAGAGAAACCAGATGATGGAAAGTATTTAAGTTCTTTCTCAGCGTGCATATTTGTATACCTCATATTAGTCGAATCAAATCAAAGGTTAGCAACTGGCATTGTTAACCGAAAGCAAAAAAGCTCGCTAGGACTGGCATCCTATTGAGCTTTTTCTTATGTAGAGTAACTACAGGTTGCCTATTCTAACTAGTCTTGCTCCTACCCATCTCCATTAGTCAAAGAGACATTTTATGGTCTTACAAGGACTGGCATCCTTGGAGCCCTTAACTGGATAGTTCAACAACAACAAGTATTTACTCTAAGTGATCGATATTTAGTTATGGTTAGTGCAAATTACAATTGAGTATTGAAGGCCAAGATTGCTTTGGCTGTTGTCATAAGAAACGTTCCGATGCTCCACCAAGGGAGGTTCTTTAACTTAGCTTTAAACTTATTCCACCGGGAGACGCTCTTCAGGTTGCCTTTATTCTTCTTCCTTGCTACTTTGTTCTTTCTCGCGTTTTTTCGCATATTGTTTCCCCGTCTCTATTAGAATAGGGGTAGCGACAGGACTATTCTACCAATTATTTCAAGGGTATTCTAGTATAAATAGAAAATTATTACTATGGTGGTGGGGATAATGTAGTGCGCCAGTATGTTGACTCAGCGACAGGAGAAATTTTTTACTCAGAGGAAGTGCTGCGAAGGACAGACGAAATCGTAAAAGTATTTCGACCTGTAGGCCGCAGCTCAAAATTCGTGAAGATCAAAGCCAGCCAAAAGGCTAAGAGACGGCTCAGATGAAATGACCCCATAAAGTTGGACACGTATTATATTTAAGCAATATGAAGGGTTTGAGTTCGGTATTGTACTGGACTCAAGCCTTTTAATTTTGTCTTGATTCGCTTGCAGTTATAGTAGTCGATATATTTCGCTAACTCGCGTTTAAAATGCTCAACACTTTCAAACTGCTGTGTATATAAAAATTCCGATTTTAAAATGCCAAAAAAACTCTCCATCACAGCATTGTCATAACAGTTCCCTTTTCGTGACATACTCTGTGTGATTTTCTTTTCCTTTAATGCCTGTTGGTACTTGCCCATTTGGTAATGCCATCCTTGATCCGTATGGATCAAGAGATTATCTTTGTCGGTTAAGCGCTTAAAGGCATCTTCCAACATGTTAGAAACAAGGGAGTATCTTGGTCTCGAATCAATTGTATAAGCGATAATTTCTCCGTTAAACAAATCCAGCATCGGTGATAAATATAGCTTTTCACCAAACAATTTAAACTCCGTAATATCTGTTACCCACTTCTCATTTGGTTTTCCTGCTTGAAAGTTACGGTCTAAAATATTTCGGGCAACTTTTCCGATTTTCCCCTTATAGGAGCGATATTTTTTCATCCGAACAATGCTTTTTAGGCCCATTTCATTCATTAATCGCTGTACTTTTTTGTGATTAACCTGGTGTCCGAGATTTCTCAGCTCGTCCCTTATGCGACGATATCCGTAGCGTCCTTGATGTTCATGGTAAATAGCTTGAATCATTGCCTTTACTTCGGCATGTTTGTCTTGAGAACCGAAGGTTTTTACATAGTAATAATAGGTGCTGCGTGGAATACCTGCGAATTTAAGTAACGTTTTTATAGGAAATTCAGTCCTTAGTTCAAATACTACTTGCGCCTTGTCTTGCTTTGTAACTTTTCCTTGTTTTGAACTAAGGTATTCAACTTTTTTAAGTAAGCATTCTCCATACGTAAACGCTCTACTTCTGCTTGTAATGCCTCAACTGATCCTTCCATGGGTGTTGCTTTCTTATTTTCCTTCTTCATCGCTGGACGCCCCTTTTTCTTTGGTATAAGGGCGTCTTTTCCTTGTGATTGAAATTCTGACCTCCACTTTCGAACTAAGCGGGGAGAGGAGATCTGAAAGATGGCGGCAGTTTCATTCGGAGACGTCCCGTGATTCTTCATATAATTGAGTACGTCTAGTTTAAACTGTGTTGAGTGCCGTGTATATGATGTTATAAACGCTTCTGCACCGTGTTTCTCGTATTGCATCACCCAAACTCCAACCATACTTTTGTGTGTACCAATAGACTCAGCAATAGCAGCATGAGTCTCTTCGCCATACAAATAGCGAAGAACTGCTGATAATTTATCTTTTGCAGTAAACTTAGACAAAAAACTGCACCTCCAACTGTTAGATGTGTCTAACAATCGGGGTGCAGTTCAAGAAAGCTGTCACTCGCTGAGGCTGGCTTTTTGTTGAAGATCGCTCCTTATGCCAGCGAGGGAACTAATCTCCTGCAAGGTGACAATGAGCGCGGGCAGAAGGGGAGGCCGCTTACCGTCAAAGACCTTGCCCGCATCGCAGACTGCTCTTATCCTACAGCCCGCAGGATCGTGAAGACATTTATGGAGCTCCACGTCATGCGCCGAACTGAATTGGAAGGACGGACAGCATTAGCTATCAACCCACTGTATTCTCTTAACGGGAAGACAGCAGAAGCGTGGCTCCTGCACCTATTTAGTCAGGAGATCACAGAGGCAGGCGAAGACCCAAATTTGGACTAGGGGGTCGCCAGAAGCCAACAGGCAGCTAAAGCATAAGGCTCTAAGCTTCAACCCCATTTTTTGCGGTGAAACAATACATATACTTTTCTGCTGGAATAGTAGTCGTTTGATTACACCTGCAAAACACGGCACCAGCTCAATAGCATCAAGGCTTTCAACAGTTTGTGAGCTGGCAATATTCTTTATTCTTACTTTATTGCCACGAAGGAGCTGAACAGCATGGATATACGTAAAATACCAGTCTCTAAAATCAACCCAGCCCCTTATAATCCCCGAGTGGATTTGCAACCGGGAGAAATCGAATACGAGAAGCTGAAACGATCAATTGAGGAATTCGGTTGCGTTGAAACGCTCGTCTGGAATGAACGGACGGGTTACCTGGTCGGAGGTCACCAACGGTTTAAGATTCTGGTGAATGAGCTGGGAGCTACGGAGGTAACAGTTTCCGTCGTTGATTTGGATGACATCCGAGAGAAGGCGCTCAACATCGCACTGAACAAGATCAGCGGTGCTTGGGATGAGGAAATGCTCGCCCAGGTGTTGGCTGAGCTGCAAGATAGTGAACTGGATCAAGCTCTTACTGGTTTTGATGATAAAGAAGCAGCAGACCTCATTGCAGAATTCACTTTCAAAAACGATTTAGACACGGAGTTTACCAACGAGGAACTGAATGTGGACGATTATGCTGAGGACAAATTCGATTGTCATTGCCCGCGGTGTGGTTTCGTCTTCAATCCCAAAGACCCCATTCCATCTGTTGAGGAGATCGACAATGAAACGGCCTGAGTGGGATTGGAGCCTTTCTGATATAGCGTCTGTTCCCAAGAACGGGCGAAAGGTCTTTTCCTGCTTCTCGTGTGGTGGTGGATCAACCATGGGATACAAGCTGGCAGGGTACGAAATGTTGGGCAACGTCGAGATTGATCCGCAGATGATGGCACTGTACAAACGGAATCAGGACCCGAATTACCCGTTTCAAATGCCCATTCAGGAATTCAAGAATATCCCGAATGATCAGCTACCGGCAGAGCTCTTTGATCTGGACGTCTTAGATGGCTCCCCTCCATGCAGCGTGTTCTCTACATCTGGGAAGCGCGAGAAGAAGTGGGGCAAGGAGCATCATTTCAGAGAAGGGCAGGCCAAGCAAAAACTTGATGATCTGTTCTTTGATTTCTTAGATGTGGCAGAGAAACTTCGGCCTCGTGTGATTGTTGCTGAGAATGTCCGTGGAATGATAATCGGGCTTGCGAAGGGGTATGTATCGCTAGTCATCAAACGTTTTAGGGAAATTGGATATGAGGTACAAGTCTTCTTGCTAAACTCGGCAACCATGGGGGTTCCTCAAAAGCGGGTGCGGATTATTTTTATCGCATACCGAAAGGATTTGAGGCTTCCCAAGCTAACGCTAGAATTCCGAGAACGACCTATACTGTATAAAGAGATTCGGTCAGGAAATGGGAGACACCTCGAAAAAACCGGAGCAACCTACAGGCGTTGGCTTAAAAGACGACCTAAGGACAATAGCTTCGGTGATATCACGGAACGTGTAGAGGGAAAAGAAAGCAACTTCAATACGATACTGATTCATGATGATCGCGTGCCAAATACGATCGCAAGCAATTCTTGGTTTGTCCGATACAATGAACCGAACTTCATCAGTGACATGGATATCATTCGCATGCAGACGTTCCCAAAGGACTATGACTTCCTGGATGCTGATGTGCAATATGTCTGTGGGATGTCTGTTCCACCTGTCATGATGAAGAAGATTGCCCAAGAGATTTACAAGCAATGGCTGTGTAAACTTCCTGCTTAAATAGCAAAAGGGAGACGCGTCAACGTCCCCCCCATGCAACCAGGTCACCCCGGCTGAGATAGCGAAGAGCTGCGGCCGCAGTTTTTACCAAGTCGCTATCTCGTTTTCCATTTTACAGGAAAGCCGAGGGTGCCACAATGAAAACAACTACAGAACAGTCTTCTCCTGAATCTATTGACCTTCTATTGCAATATCAAATCGAAGTAATGGAAGGCATCATGGAATCGAAAGATCAATACAGGAAAGTCGTGAAAGCAGCCATTGCAAAGTGGGTTAAGGACTTTCAATCTGGCAATATTGAAATCAAAACAGTAGATGACCTGAAAAAACTGATCGAATTGGACATTGAGTTACAAAAAGATATTTGATAAAAAGGGAAATTATGTTTTATAGAGAATCCTTTACGAAAACAGGATATAGGTCGGTGATTATGTTGGATGATGAGACGGAGATTGTGTTGGATGATGAATTAAGGCAAAGTATATTGGAGAAATTTGTACCATGGTTAATTGTTCATTACGAATTAGATGAATTGTATAAAGACAATAGGATGGCCGCAATAGAAAGAATGTTGGAACTGCTTAAGACGGATAAAATATTTGATCGAAAAGATGTAATTATTATTGCGACGGAATATGAAAAGAATCGTAATGACTTTTTGGAATTTCTCTCATCTGTTGACGATGTGAACTTTGAAAGAAACAATGAAATGTTCCTCTTTAAAGCTGTTAGTATTTTTGAAACAATGGTAAATGAATTCTATAGCGAGGAATTAAAGTTTAGGTATCATTTTAGTTTGAAAAAAGTCAACGACATAATATCAAGATTATCAGCAGAGGAAAAATTAGACTGGCTTTTACAAATAACAAGTGGTGATACTTACTTGGATGAACCCGGTTGGAATAAAATCAAACCGTTTATTCGAGCGAGAAATTTTTTTATTCACTATAAACCTCAAGATGCTAATGAACATTCACGGCACAGTAAACTCTTGACGAGAGACTCGCTTATTGAGTTTTTCAAGGCCTGCACAGACTGTTACGACTTTTTAAACGTTAGAAAGTTTGAGGGTATTCATGAATACAATCAACTACTGAGTGAAGTGACAGAACTTTTTAAGGTATCCCCATACCAAAATCCAAAATAACAATGCACCCAGCGAGGGTGCTTTTCTTTTTGAAAACAACCCCATGAAGTGGTGAGGTGGTGGTCATGTAGATGGCGAGGAATCCTGAAAAGAAAAGATGCAAAGCAAGAAGCAAGCAGCGCGATGAGCAATGCAAAAACTGGGCAAAGCCCGGCTGGGATGTGTGCCGTTTTCATGGTGCTAGCGGCGGCGCACCGCAGCGCAATACCAATGCAGTCAAAACAGGAGAACATCAAACAATCTGGATGGATGCTCTGACACCCGAGCAACAAGAAGTTTTGGCTAGGGTCAATTTGGAGCCGTTGGAGCAAGTGAACCAATCAATCAAGCTTTACGCTTGGCGAGAAAGAGAAATCATGATAAAGATTGCTCGGACTGAGAGTGGTTTGACTGAAAAACAAAGGCGAGTGCTGCAAGAGCGGCTCACCATAAAAGAGCCTGTGCAAGTCCACAATGACAAATCTGGACAAACCAAAACAGTCGCTCTGCCCCGTGAAGAATTGGTCACCACGGAAATAGAGGAAACGGAGTACAGGGCCATTGATGACATCCTTCACCTACAGGATGCGCTTACGCGGGTAACCGACAAGAAGCTTCGAGCCGTGGAAATGAAACACAAGCTTTTAAGTGGAATTAACCCTGAAACAGTCAATGTACAGCAATACTTAGAAGCATTAGGTGCTGTCGCAGAGGAAGCTTGGAGAGATGAGGAATGAAAAAAGGCGGAGCAAAGTTTCAATTTAAGCCTTTTTCCCTCAAACAAAAGAAGCTGTTGACCTGGTGGACAGAAAAAAGTCCGTATCAAGACTATGACATGATTATCGCAGACGGCTCGATACGTTCAGGTAAGACAGTTTCCATGATCGACAGTTTCCTCATGTGGTCCCTAGCAGCGTTTCAGAATCAAACCTTTATCATCGCAGGGAAGTCGATGGGTGCGCTCAAGCGGAACGTCCTCCAACCGATGTTCCAGATACTGAATGCAAAAGGTATTCCCTATTTTTATCACAGGTCAGAGCATTATATTGCTATCGGCTCAAACATCTATTATTGTTTCGGTGCAAATAACGAATCTAGTCAAGACGTACTCCAAGGTTTAACCGCAGCCGGTGCCTATGCGGACGAGGTTGCATTGTTCCCCAAATCCTTTGTCGATCAGATGGTCGGTCGTTGTTCTGTTGAAGGTTCTAAAATATTCATGAACTGCAACCCTGCTGGTCCTTATCACTGGTTCAAGCTGGAGTACATCGATCAGGCCAAAGAGAAGCGGATTTTACGGCTACACTTTACCATGGATGACAACTTGACGCTGTCACAGAAAATAAAAGAACGCTTCAAGCGTATGTTCAGTGGCGTTTTCTTTAAGCGGTTCATACTTGGCCTGTGGGTGATGGCAGAAGGCATCGTGTATGACATGTTCTCTGAAGATGTCCACGTCATCGACGAGTTACCAAAATCATTCGATCGCCTCATTGTTGGCGGCGACTATGGTATGAATAACCCGACGACGTTTTTGTTAATAGGACAAAAGGGAACCGATTTTTATGTCATCCGGGAGTATTACTATGGTGCTGGTCAGAAGAAGGGTCAGAGCGAGGAAGAAGCACAATCAAGGCAAAAAACAGTAGCCCAGTATGTAGATGAATTTATTCAGTTCTTGGGGGACGACAAGCCGCAGTATATTTTCCTTGATCCGTCTGCATCTGCTCTTATTATCGAACTGAAAAAACGTGGCTTCGTGAATATTAAGGGCGCGAACAACGATAGGATAGACGGCATTCAATTAGTCCAGCAGCTTCTTGGCGGGCATGAAGGCCGTCTTTTTGTGCATCGGTCCTGTGTAAATCTGATTCGGGAATTTTTCTCCTACCTCTGGGACCCAAAGGCACAGGCAAGGGGAGAGGACGAGGTTATCAAGGAAAATGACCACGCATTGGACGCTCTGAGATATGCCTTATTTACAATTTGGAATCTGTTGCGTAAAGTAGCTGATCGCGAAGAAAGACATCGAAAAGGAAAAGGAGGGTGGCTCTGATGTCAGAGGCAACAGGCTGGTATCCCATTGGAAAGGCGGATGAGTCAGGGGAGAGTAAGCAGCTTGTAATCGATCGATTCGAGCAGGATTACGATGAACACAAGCTCATACGCCCAACCATTGACCCTGTAGCGTGTGTTCAAGTAGTGAAGCAAAGCAACATCATTCCTCAGTGTGTCGAAGCGTACAAAACCAACGTCGTTGGTTATGGCTATGCGCTTACATACCAATCAGGTGAAAGCGACAAGACGGCAAAAGCAGAGTGGGATATTGCTGATCGTTTCATGCAGACAGCTAATCTAGAAGAGTCGATTGAGCAATTGCTAAGTCAGTTGATTGAGGACCTTGAGCATTGCGGCAACGCTTACGTTGAGGTTGCATGGGGCGGTGGGCTTCCTGCCATTTACCGTATACCTCCTGAATATATGCGGTGCACTGCTCCGTTTGAAAAAGTGGAGATGAAATATCATAGATTTGTACAGGGCAAGGTAGAAGAGTTTACACAAAGCAAGTGGGTTAGGAAGTATGCTCAAAAGCGCGGCACTAACATAACGTGGTTCCGTGAATTCGGAGCGCCCGGGGAAGAGAACGAAGTCATTCATTTGCAGATTGGAAACGGTACGTATGGCGAACCACGTTGGTCTGGAAATTCGCCGGGGATTGTCGGTTCAAGGAAAGCAGAGGAGCTCAACTTTGAATACTTTGATAACGGTCGAATGCTAGATATGATTCTGACCGTGATAAACGGCGAGTTAGTTCCGCAGTCTATCGAATCACTAAAAGGAGCAAGAGGAAAGAAGTCACGGGGCGGTATTCTGTATCTTGAAGTGCAAGGTTATGACAAAGGGATTTACGGCGATGAGAAGGAAAAAACCACTATTAAGCTGGACAAGTTGAATGACTTGCTGCAACAGGATGCTCTTTTTATTGAGTACAACCAGGAGAAGCGAAAAGAGGTTCGTTCGGCTTTTCGATTACCACCTATTCTCACGGGTGAATCCGAAGACTATAACAGAGCGACAAGCGATAACGCTCGTAGAATTGCGGAGGAGCAAGTCTTTAAGCCATACCGCACGTGGATTATGGATGAGATTTTCAACAAGCGATTGTTACCTGCAATTGAGGTGTACAGGGTGAAGGTGATACTGAACAGCCCAAAAATCAGCGATCCAGAAGAGTGGAAAGCGCTGTTGGATTTTCTGGCTGATAGAGGGATTATGCTGGTGCGCCATCTCATCCCTATTGCGGAGGAAGTATTGGGAACCACCATTGATGAGTCGAAGTACACAGAGGAGTATCTCGATTCACCAATTGCTAGCCTGGGCAGCTCATTTTCTCAAGAACCATTCGGTGCATCTGATCCGCAAGAGCAAATGGCGACGATAGCAAAGCGTCTGCTTCGCGAAACGAGGGAACGTCAGCATGTGTGACCAGTGCCTTTATCTAATTGCAAAAGCAGATGACGATGACTTTCTTGATAGCCTTGACCTTACCCACGCCGAGCGTGCGTTGCTTGAGAAGTTGTACAAGGAAGGTGAGGAGTCAATCGCTGACCTTCTTGAATTACAGGGTAAGGCGCTGAATGACGCTATTCAAGAGCTCGGTGACGAGTTGGCTACAGATGCCGATGAGCTGTGGAAAGTGATTTTGCTGGTCCAGACCGGAGACTACTTCCAAGATAAGTTTGAGCAGGCTGTTTATGATGCGTTCATGCCGTTGTTTAATTTGGCAGGAGAGTCAGAAGCTATCGGGATTAACACGGATGCTGTATGGGAGGTAGAAAACAAAGCAGCAGCCCAATATGCCGAGAAGCTGAAAAACATGGTCCCTGCGATGAATGACACTTCTGCTGATCGCATGATCCGATCGTTTAAGAGAGCGATTGAAGAAGGCGAGTCTCCTTCGGAACGAGCTGTATTGGTCAAAGAGGTCAGCAGACAGGCTGCCATAGGCGAAGAGGGACCATTTAACATGAACCGCGCTGTCACCGTTGCGAGAACCATATCCACTGCTGCTGCAAACGGCGGAAAGCTGGAAGGCTGGAAGCAGTCAGGGCTTGTGAAGAAAAAGCGGTGGCGGGCAGCGAATAACAAGCGCACGCGGAAGGATCACAAAGAGGCAAATGGTCAGACAGTCGATATCGACGAGTATTTCGAGGTAGGAGGTGAGGAACTCATGCATCCCGGTGACCCGTCAGCCAGTGCAAAACAAATCGTGAAATGCAGATGCACGATGCAAGCTGTATTTTGATTGAAAGGAGGTGAATACGAAAATGGGATACGCGTTAAAGGACGCAAGAATCACGCACATTTCCCTCGTGGATAAAGGCGCAAATGGTAAACCGTTCGCAATCATCAAGGAGGAAGGTAAGGAGCCTTTGCAAAAGGATATCCGAATCTCCAAGACTGACAAGTCAGAGCAAATGGTTTATGGGGTTGTTTATGAGCCAGATGTCGAGGACGCCCACGGAGACCAAATGACAGCAGAAGAGATCAAGAAGGCAGCACACGGTTTTATGGAGCGCCAAAACACCTACAATATCGACAAGCAGCACGACTTAGACGCCGACAAAGGATATGTACTGGAAACCTACATCTCACCTATAGACATGACACTAGGCGATCAAGAGATCAAGAAAGGTTCCTGGGTGGCTGGTGTTAAGGTGACGGACGCAGACACATGGGAGCAAATTGAAAAGGGTGAGATTACCGGCTTCTCCATGTGGGGAGTGGGTAAGCGCGAAAAAATTGAGGGAGCCTCTTCGGATACCGACGATGAAACGGTAGAGAAGGGGCTTTTGCATTCCATTGCAAAGGCATTGACCCGCATTGTAAAAGGCGATGTGAAAGACAAGTTCGAGCGCAACAAGAAGAATAACGATTTTTGGAATGCATGGAGTGCTTTTGAATCTACCATCAAACGTTACAACTGGCATACGGATCGCTATGAATTTGAAAGCGATCCTGAAAAAGCAAGAGAAGCAATTCAAGAGTTTGCAGATATCATGCAGGAGATTCTTGGGGCCAGCGATATCGCTAAGGCGCTTGGCAAACCGCCTGAGCAGATTGCCAAGGCTGGTAAAAAGCTGTCGTCAGCTCGACTGGATAAATTGAAACAAGCGCACACAACAATTACCGATCTGCTGGCAGAAGTAGACGACCAGACGGGAAACGAGGAGGAAGAAGACGTGAAACCAGAAGATATTCAAAAAGCAGTTACGGCAGCTATGGCGCCAATTACCAAGCAATTGACTGATTTACAGTCCGAAGTAACAGAGTTGAAGAAGGCAGAAGGGGGCACTGGTGACGAGGGGCAACAAACTGATCCGGCAACGGCCGCATTGACTGAAGCTGTTGCCAAGGCATTAGAGCCTATTTCAAAGCAAATGGAAACGTTGGGGAACGAGGTCCAATTGATCAAAAATGCAAGAGGTTCCAGTCAGCAACAGCCTGGAGATCCAATTCAAAAAAATGAAGACGATAGTTCCTTTAGTGGGCTGTTGTAAGGAGGGTGTACACATGAGAACAAATGGACAAATCATTACTAAAGCTGCAACAACAACGTCGCTTGATACTTCTGCTTTAAATTACAAGCAAGTCAATAAATTTATGGAAATGGCGTACGATTCCACTGCATTTTTGAAAGGAATCCGACACGAAACCCGCACATCGGCTCAAGGGACCATTGACAAAATAGGTTTAACCGGACGAAACCTTCGAGGAAAGGTGGAGGACAAAGAAGCAACAAACACTAAAACACCAAACTTCCCACAAGTTCCTTATTCTGTTACTCCTGCTGTCCTGCCATTTGAAATTACAGAGGAGTTTATCCGACAAACCGAGCGCGTACGTGGCCAAAATGCTGAGCAGATCATTCTGAAACATATGACTCTGAATTACGGTGACAATATGCAGGACATCGGATTTAACGGTGATACGGCTACACCGAATACGAACCCCGATTATGATTTCTTGAAGCTCAATGACGGATGGCTGAAGCTTGCCAAAACAAAAGGGAATTACATCGATTGGGCAACGATTACTGCTGCTGAAAAACTAGGTATCTTTTTCGAATTGGAGCGAGCTGTACCTACCCGTCATCGGGCAGCAGGACAATTCAAATACTTCATGCATCCGAATACGTTTTCTGAGCGTCTGCAACGACTGGCGGAAAAAGATACGAGCGCGTCTATTCAGTTGCAGATTACTGGAGGCGTGAAGAAAATCAACTCTTATGATGTAGAAGAAGTTGCTCATATGCCAGAAGGCGCGGTTATTTTCACATATCAGCCTAACTTCGTGATGGTTAACACCTACGACATGCAAATCCGGAAGACAACTGAGGGTAAAGAAGCAATCTACGCTGACAAGCGTTTCTACGCTATCCATTCTGACTTTGACCCGATCTTTGAGGAGCCGGCAGCAGTCTCCTATGTCGAGGGGGTAGTGTTTTAGTGTTCGTCACATACCTTGGGGAGAACGCCTCACTCCAAACTTACGGCTTTCGTTTTCAAAAGGACAAACCTATCGAGGTAAAGGATAAAAAAGTGCTGGATAAATTAAAAGCACGTGATGACTTTAAGATTCATGAGTCAGAGAAGCCAAGCAGTCAGCAAAAGGGGACCACAAATACTTCCTCACCAGAAGGAGGGTCATTAGATGCTGACGTCGGAGAAGGTCAAGCAGCAGAGTAGCACGCGTGCCGTTCAGGAAAAGACACCTGAGCGGCTTTCCTATCTTATCAGTGAGGCAAGGGTAAGGATCGAGCTTTTCACGTCACGGCCGTTTGTGGATGATGATGCCCGACTCGAAGTGGCTCACTTCCGTTTGGTTGAGGGGATGGCCCTGACGGACAATGACGAGGTGCTGGGTGCGGAGGCGCGGGGCATCATGTCCGAAAGTGATCAGGGTTACTCCTGGTCGGTTGAAAGAGCTGCTGTCACAACAGGAAGCCCGCTGGTCGATTCTTTGCTTCGTCAGTGGATGTCCTTCACAGCCGAAACAACTGACGGGGGAAACATTAAGGTGATGCTCCTATGAACCATCGGATGAATGATCAGATGGTTCTGAAACGTACAGGAACGGTTCAGGGTGAGCGCAACATAGTTTCCACTACCGAGTTACCCCCACAGACAGTTGTCGGCTGTGTGCGTGCTGTGGAATCGTCGTGGCAACGTCCAGCGAATACCGATCCGGTGGAATGGGATTATAAAGCGTCACTCGCCTTCTTATTGGGTCAGGATGTAAGAAAAGATGATCGGCTTGATTTACCTAACCTTGGGGAGTTTGTTGTGGTTGATGCCAGACCAGGGCGACGGTTTCTGGCTGTGACAGCGATCCAACAAAAACGGGGTGCGGAGTAGTGGACTTCAAACAGTTTGAAGAGCGCATGGGGCAATTTAACAGGGAGCTACCTGACATCATGCAGCGCATCTATTACCAGTTGGGGGAAGAACTACTCAACCATGTTATTGATGAGCTCGACAGTCAAGATCTGATTGATACAGGGACCTTGTGGAATTCCTTCACGCAAGGCGATCAGAATAACGTTTGGCAGTTCGATGGAGACCGGAACACTTTGTCGCTGGAAGTCGGCTCCAATCTGACCTATGCAGAGTACCTCAATGAAGGCTATACGATCGACAAGTCGTATTTCGTTCCGGGGTATTGGAATGGAGTAGGTAAGTTCATCTATGACCCATCTGCAAAAGGTGGCTTCATGGTCAAACCTCGTAGTTTTATCGGTCGCAAATATTTTGATATCGCCTTGAGAGATTTCCAAGGCGGTATGAAGGCCCTGCTCGAACGGATGTTACAAACTGAGCTGGAAAGGAAGTTGAGGTGATGGAGAACCGGGCTTTGTCATGCATTATCGATTTAATCAACGAGGCATTCCCTTCCCTCGCTATCCTGTACAGCTTGGATGTGTGGCTATCGGGTAATTTTAAACCACCTGTGGCGTTCATTCAGACCCAAGAGGTTTCAGAAAGTGGCAATACTCTGACGTCGTACCAAATCATTTCCGACGCGGGGATTGTATTGCATCACAAAAAAGTGATAAAGGGAGGCCAAGAGGTTTATGAACCGATTTTTACCGAGCCACTCCGACAATTATTAAGGCGTGAGCGGTACAGTTATCGCGGGAAGACGGACGGGCTGTATATCAACATCGACAACACGACTTTTCGGGTTCGGTCTGACAAAAAGGACCGGACAGAGATAACCTTTCGGTTTGAATATACCGTCCCGATTCCAAAAACCGATGTGCCGAGAGTCCACACATTCGAAATCGAGGGGGATTGGAAATCGTGACAACTCAGCAAGAACCGAGAGAGCGGCAGGCTGCTAAAGCCGAACCGAAACTACTGAAAACGGAGTGGATTGAAAGAGCACCACAGTTTGGAGCCGAACGGTTCGAGGTAGCAGGTGCTCTTTTTGATGTCTCCGATCATCACATGTTGACCGAGAAAGACGTTGCTCGTCGGTTAACAAAATATAGAGGCGGTGTGTAAAGATGACGATTCAACGAGAACGTCCGGGAACAATGGTCGAACTAATCACAAAAGCGAAGGAACGTATCGTGCCCAAAAGCGGCGTTGCCTTGGTTCCCTATCAAGCAGAGTGGGGAGCTCCTGATACGTTGATCAAGATAACCAGCTATGACGATCGTGTCGCTGAAACCTTTAGAGAAGTAGATAACATCGAGCTTGCTTCAGAAGGCGGCGCTACGATTCTCGCGTACCGAATCACAAATGGAAATGCAAAAAAAGCCGAGTATACACAGGCGGATGCAATCAAGATCGAGGCGCTTTATCCAGGGCTTCGTGGCAATGAATTAAAAATTTCAATTTCCCCATCCACGGCTGAACCGGGGAAAAAGGAGATCCAAGTCAAAGGGCCGATCAAAATCGAGAAATTCTCTTTTGCAGATGCAGCCGAGCTTGTCGCAAAAACATCCCAATCCCTCTATGTTCGAGCAACCAAAACGGGGGATGTTGCGATTACTGACGTTGCAGAGACAGCTCTGACCGGGGGAACTACTGGTAACACAGGGTTTGCTTCAACAGACGCTACAAAGCTGTTTGCCGCTGTTTCTGGTGCTGATTTCGATACCATGTATCTGCCTTTTGACGATCCAGCGATTACGATTTCAGCCAAGCAGTTCATTAAGGATCGGCGTTCACTCAGCAAGAAGCTCAGCACATTGGTTATTGCGGGCAAGGAAGCAGATGACGAAAACATGACGAAGCACATCGAGCGTTCTGCTTCCATGAATGCTCGCTATGTGGTCAATTGCGCTATTGCGGGAACACACACCAACGGGAAGTCATACAGCAGCCTTCAATGGGCGGCATGGTTAGCTGGTATGTTAGCAGCAACCCCAGCAAATCAGTCATTGACCGGAGTCATTGTTCCACTGAAAAAAGCACTAAGGGATTGGGGCCATGGTGATATCATAGGTGCTCTTAGCTCTGGCACGCTGATTGCCACGCGAGACGGTGAGGTTTATATCATCGAAAGTGCCGTCAACACGCTGTCTGTAATCGGGCCAAATGAGCGGGAGGACTACGGCAAAATCCGCGTCAGCATGACCATGGATCAGATCGTAAACGACATGAATGCTGTGGGCAAAAAGTACAAAGGCAAGCTGAGCAATAACGACCTGGGCGGAGCCGTCTTCGTAGGTGGCTGCAAGCTCTATCTGGAAGAACGCGAAAGACAAGGGGCCATTGATACCGGCTGGACTTTCACTGATAAGAAAAATGGTGAAGGGGATCGTCGAGGCTTCTTGTTGTCTGCTCGTCCTTTGGATGCCATTGAATACTTCGAAATCGACTGGGAGGTGAACTAGATTGGCAGCTCATAACCTATACCTAAAAAACACCCAAGTTTATGATGAGGACGGGGACCCATTTCAGGGGGTCTTAGAAGCAAAAGCTGTATTTAAAACGCAAGTAGAACCTGTTCACCGTTTGCGAAAAGGTGAGACGGAAGACATTGTTTCTTATCATGTTGAAGTGACGATGATCTTGACTGCCCAAAACGCTGACCTGAAGTACTTCATCATCGACAAGATCACGCAAGGGAAGACGCCTATTATCCCTATGCTGATTGGTGAGCAATGGGATAAAGAGAATGACTTCAAAGAGCGGGTTCGGCTTACTAATATCCGATTGGTTCCAGAAGAACTGACGATCTTTGAGGCAAAAGCAGAAGGAAATGACAAAGGCACATATGAATTGCGCGGTAAAACCAACGATAAACCGGACTTCCTTGAGAAGTTCTCGGAATACGAAGACTAAAATCTATTAAAGAATTAGGAGAGTGACAAGTTATGAGTAATCTGTTGCAAAAATATCTGGCAAAGGCAAATGAAGAAGTAGAGCACGTAACCACGACGGTGATAATCGATGGAGATGAATGGTCTGTTCGGAAGCTGAATCTATTAGATAGCCGAGCGTGCCTCAAAATGGCAGAAAAAGACGGGGATTTCGATGCTTTAAAATATAGTGATGCTCGAATCGTAAAAGCAACGGAACACGCATTTCCTTGGAATGACAAGGAGCTGCTAAAAGCATATAAAGCCAAAGATAAGTACGATTTGCCCGCCCGACTGTTCAAGAATAATCCAGAAGGGTACAAAGCGTTAATCAGAGCAGTTGAAGAACTATCAAAAGATACGCCAGAAACGGAAGAAGAGGCTATTGACGAGCTAAAAAACTAATCCGTTCCGATGGGGAGGCAAATTTACTTGCAAGAATTTGGCTTAATCGAAACCGACTCCCCTCGGAAGTCGTAGAGTATGAAGTAGACCCATATATGCAGAAGCTTTTTTTGTTCGCTTGTGAGAGACTAGGGGCAGAAGACGGGGAAGAATGATAGCTTGTGCCTCCTTCTTTCCCGAGCGACATGACATCATGTCATTGGGGAGAGAAGATTCTCGGGAGGGGTTCATGTGTTGTCGCTCATTGGTGTATTACTATTATGAATACGAGAAGTCAGACGCCTATTTGATGGGCGTCTTTTTCGTTTCTCGGGCTGGAGGTGAATCGAATGAACCGTCTAGGCGTAACAGCAGTACTTGGCGCACGGAATCGAATTTCACCGGAACTGTTAAATATTGTCCGGGCCTCACGTGTAGCTAGGAGAGAACTTGGACACTTGGATCAGTCCACGCAAGATGTTGCGGATGAGTTGCGAAATGTACGACGGGCAGCTGAGCAGAGCGAACAAGCTTTTCGACAAGAAATACAGGGTATGCGACGCGAAGTGGAGCGGCTTGAGACCGAGTTACGATCATTGAGCAGTACCAGAGCTAGGCCAACGATCACCGCAGATAATCAGGCAGAGCGAGAAATCGCAAGGGTAAGAAATGAAGTAAGGGACCTCAATGGAACGAAAGCCGAAGTCATTTTGACGGCCACTGTGACAGGTGCAACTGCTGGTGCTGGAGTGGTGGGTGGAATCGGGTTATTTGACCAAATCGTGGCTTCTGCGGAGGCAGAAGCACGTAGAGCTGTGATCGGGGCCACCAAAGAAGAGATGGCTAGATACAGAAAACAAGTAACCGAGCTGACTACCCTAAATAAAAGTGTAGATCGAGCGACCGTCTCAGACTTGCTTACCGATTCAGAACGCTATTCAGGCAAGGCTGGCTTAGATCAAGCAAGCGCCTATTCAATTTCTCAGCAATCATTGAAGCTAAATGCAATTCGGCCAGACATGGGTGGTGTCGAAGAGTACCAAAAGACGATGTTTGCCATGAAAAACGCATGGAAAGACATTAATGACACTGGACGATTCGGCGATTCTCTTGCACGGGTCGCCAAGAACACCACGGACATTCGAGGTGAGGCACTGGATAGCCTGATCGAGTACAGCGTACAGGTTACGAAGTTTTTGGATACACCGGAGAAGCTGGCCGCGTTGATGGAAGAAATGAACGGCCTGTGGTCTATCGATAAAGGTTTTGATGCACTGAAGGAAACGACACTGAAGTTGTACAACGAAGGCGACCTGACAAATGCATTGAAAACAGCATACGAATCCATGGGGATCGAGTCAAAAGAAGCACAGAAACAAGCTGAAGAGGAAGCGAAGACTGTACAAAAGCTAATTTCTTCTGGGGACATTGCGAAAAGACAAAGCGCTGTCGGTATGCTGATGCAGACATTCGGTTCGATCAAAGACGAAGAAGTGCGGCAAGCGTTACTCAATGAGATTGGTTCGGGGCCGGGTGAAGACCTGGGCACAAAGGCATTCGCTGAGCTCTTACGTAAAGCCGGGGGTATCAGTCAAAGTCAGCATGATCAATACAAATTAAAAGGCGAGTTGGACAAAAGCTTCCAAGTCTATAAGGACAGTAACCCACTCAATGGTTTTCAACAGGCAAAAAACACGCTGATCAATGAGTTTATTGAGTTGGGTGTCGTTGTGGGACAAGACCTTGCCCCAGCCATGGAATTCCTATCTGCCAAAGTGAAGTGGCTGAAAGAGAAGTTGGACGGCATGTCTCCAGAAGGTGCACTTGGAACACTTAGCGTCGTCGGAGTAGGGATAGCAGCAGGGCTGTGGGGATTGAAAGCTGCCGCAGTTGCTGCGGGAAGGGCTTTATGGAATGTAGCAGCAGGACAATTCGCACAAGATGTTGGTGACGCAGCGAGTGGTGGTGGAACCGGAGAGACAGGAAACCGAAGAAATAGGCACCGGAGAACGATAAGGCGAGAAGACCTTCGAAGGGGAGCAATTCGACGCGCTGGTGGTACTGTCGGGGAGTCTGCAAGCGATATTGCATCGAGAGCTGGGGCTATGGGCTCAAGATTCTCTATGCTATCGAAAATGATGAAGAAGGTGCCCGTTATTGGCGCATTACTAGGGGCCGTTGACGTGGCTACTACAGCGGCTACCGAAGGAAATAGCAAAAACCTGTGGGGATCAATTGGCGGGTGGCTAGGAGGAGTCGGGGGAGGAGCCTTAGCTGGTGCTGCACTGGGTAGTGTGGGAGCTGGTCCCATCGGAACATTTGTCGGAGGCATTGTAGGTGCAATCGGTGGAGCTATCGGTGGGGAAGCCTTCGGGCAGTGGCTGTTTGACGTCGCTGAAGATGGAATGGGGGCGATTAGTCAGTACGCATCTGGAATATCCACGAAGATAGATGGATTTCTCGCGCCAGCAAAGCAAGAGTTTGACCGATTTTGGGGCAACATGCCTGACGGATTTGTTGCTTCCCTTGGTTACATTGTCGGATATGGTAGCGAAAAGTTCAGTCAACTCCGCGACATGGGGTGGCAAAAAGCTGGGGAACTTGCAGTTGCGATGGGCCAAAAAGGAATAGAAATCAAAGACGCGTTTGTTGGTTGGGTCAGCACCTTGCCTGGCTCGATAAAAAAATGGCTGGACGAAGCCGCAAAAATGTTTGATCAGTTCATCGTTGACGTGCAGACGTGGTTCTCCAATCTGCCTAGCACCATCGAAACTGGTATCACAAGCACGTTCCAAGATTTGGCCAGCGGCTTTACTCTTGGGAAGACGACAGCCAAAGCGAAGCCATATGCAAACGGCGGGGTAATCGACAGGCCCCACCTTGGGTTGGTCGGTGAAGCTGGACCTGAGGCAATCATACCGCTTTCATCTGGTAGAAAGAATCGAGCCTACGAACTGTGGAAGCAAGTTGGGGCGCGGCTGGGGATTGATACGAACAAGTGGGAAAACCGTGTCGGAACCGTGAAAGGATTCATTGACGACAATAACGATCCGATTGGTTATTCAGCAGGAGTGGTCGAAGGCACGAGCAACTCTTTCAAAAAGATGATCAAGCAGCGTTGGAATAACTACCAAGCCAACATGTCGTCAGCAACGAGTATCGACGATGCAATGCGGCTACGAGCAGAGGCACACCGTACGAGAAATTTAGACTTTAAGTTCGGCAAGGTAATGAAAGTAATTGGCAAAGCAGTAAAGCCCATTGGTTATGCCATGGACCTTTGGGACATTGCTAACGCAGATAATAAGCAAGAACGGAACCGGACGATCATGAAAGTGATCGGAGGCATGGGAGGAGGCGCGTTGGGTGGTGCCGTAGCCGGAGCAGCGCTTGGCTCCGTGTTTGCACCTGGAGTGGGTTCGGTTGTTGGTGGAGCACTCGGAGCATTGGCCGGAACAGTTGGCGGCGAATGGTTAGCTACAACCCTTTATGACAAGTACCAAGAACCGATTGACGGGGCTATTGATAACATAGGCAGCATGATTGGAAACGGGTACGCAAATACGAGAAATTGGCTGGGGAACAAGGTACAATCTGCGAAAGACAACAACCTTGGTGTGGGCGCTGGTCTCAAGAACTTATTTGGCTGGGGGAAAAAGTACGCAAACGGCGGAATGATCAACAAACCGCATTTGGGGCTTGTTGGGGAAGCCGGGCCAGAAGTGATCATCCCTCTTTCAGCCGGTAGAAGAAAACGTGCGCTGGAGTTGCTGGGTCATACCACAAGGAAACTTGGGGTAACTCCATATGCAAATGGCGGTATGGTCGGGCCGTTGCGTTCTTCGTTTGGTTCCAATCAAGCGAAAGTTGTCCAGGTGAAAGTCGATGCGCCTATCCAACTCCATCTGCATATCTCCGGCGATATCAACCAAGAGAAGTTCATTTCCCTGTTGAAGTCACCTGCGGTTATGTACCAGTTATCACAGTCGGTTGAAAAATTGATCGTTGATGCAGTGGAAACGAACGGGGGTGCCGCATGATACGTCTACAAGGCAAGTACAGGCTGACCTTTCCAGTCACACCCGGAGAAGTACAGTTCAATGGGTATGGGAGTGATGTGGAGGCAACGACGTCTATCACACTGGACTCATTAAACCGTTACACGGGCAGAAAAGCAAAATCTATCGGATTTGAATTTTTGCTCCCGGGAGACCCTGAAAATCCACTGGTGGAGGTTGAAGGATATCAGGGGCCGAGGGAATGGCTTGCTGGCTTGGATCGATTGTCGCATGCGGAAGTTTTGCTAACGATCGACGAATTGAATCTGGCTTGGAACGTGCTCATTGGCCCGTGTGATGGCAAATTCTCCGGGATCAATGGGAGCTTTAGAGGGACGATTGAGTTCCCGATCTATATCAAATCGGATTTTGTTTCTTGGTCAAATTCCAAACAAGTTCTACAACCAAGCAAAGTCATCACTAAGCAAACGAGTAAACGTGCAAATACAACAGGGTTGATAGCAAAAAAGAAGTTGTCTCTCATTGAACCTGTTGTCCAGGAACAACAAAAACAAAAGATAAGCCAAAAATTAACCGGATTTACTCCGTAGACAAGGGGCGAGGGTGCGGCATGAAAGTAATCTATGGCAAGGATGCTTCAAGGGTCGATCTTACAAAGGCGACGCTGGAACTATCTTGGACCTCATCACGAGGACAAATTGCACAGAATGCAGATATCAACATACGCCAAGCCCCGCCCTTACAATCGGCGGGTTTTTTGATGCTTTTTTCGGGCTTTGAGCCGAAGGAGTCGATGCAGTTTTTTCATGGTCCGATCGTTCGTTTTGAAAGAGACGATAAGACAGATGACCTCTCTGCCACCGCCTACGAGTTGGGCTGGTACTTGCAAAAGAACGAGACTTCACGGATCAAGCTGAATGGCGATGCTGGAAAGGAGTTAGAACGTATCGTGAAGGCAACGGGTATCCAGTTCAGTTGTCCTTCCTTTGGTTTTGATATCAAGGAACGTCTTTCTTCTCAGTCTTACGCGTCCTTGTTTACGTCTTTAACGGAGAAGGCTTATGAAAAGACGGGAAAGAGATACTTCATTCAGCATTTACGCGACAAACTGACCGTACTACCAGAAGGCGGGAACAAAGTTGTCCCTATGTTTCAGGCGAGCATGTTAGAGAAAAGTGCCACAGGGGAGAGTATTGAGGAAGTCTATACGGTGGTCACCGTTGAGAAGTACAAAGGGGATAGCCTAGCATCTAGCGTCACCAAAGAGAACGCGGGATTGATCAAGCAAATCGGTAGAATGCAAAAGATGATCGATGCGGGAGAAGAGAAAAACATATCTTCCCTTGCTTCGAAGCAACTCTCCGAATTATCGAAGATACCAAAAACACGCACAATCACCGTCAGACATGAAGACAATAACGCTGCACGACTTCGCGCGGGCTGGCTCATCAAGATCATGGAAAAGGACAAAAAAACAGTAACCGATTGGATTGTGACAAACTGCAACGCCAGATGGAAGGGCGGTCAATATTCGATGGACTTGCAATTGGAAAGGAGGGCTTAGTATGCATGCAGCTATTGCAAAACTGAGAGGGCTCACACAGGACGGCATAGTGAACACACAAGGGGAGTTTGGGAGACTCTTGTCGCTGTCGCCCTTGTCCGTCAAGCTTGATGAAGACCCAACACCGTTGGAACGGGATGAAATTGTTACCTTGCGATCAGCCCAACTACGCCAAGAGGATATAGGGAAGATGGTTGCTTTAATTTCCTGCACGAACGGTCAATATCTCCTCATTGGGGTGATGGAGTGATGTTTCCCACTCTGGAAGGTGATGAGACACAACTCATTCAGTCTGTGGACGATCCGATTCCATGGACATATAAATTTGACTGGACCACAAAACAACTAATGCAAGGGCCGGATGGTCGGTATTTGAGGACGACTACTTATGCGGAGTACCTGGAAGAGATAGCAAAGAAAATCCTGAATACGCGTCGTTTCCGGTATGAGATTTATTCGGAACAGTATGGTGTGGATTTCCTCTTTGAAGTGGGGAGAATGCGCTCAGTGATTTCGTTGCCAACTATTAAGACACAGGTACAAGAAGCGCTTGAGGCTCACGGTGAGATTGAGCATGTGGATGTGTTCGGAATAAAATTTGAGGAGAACCGATTGGTTTTTTCACTCGAAATTGAAGGCAAAAGGGGCAAAACCCGATTGGAGGTGAATGCATGGCAACGATAGAAAAACCAACCATGCCCATTCTACGTGAGACGCCTGATCAAATCTATCAGCGTATGGCTAACCGGATGTTGGTCATCGCACAGTTGCGCGGAGACACGCCACCAGCGACAGAAGAGGGAGAAATCTTTTATGACCTCGGATACCCGATTGCGGAGGAAATAAGCGAGCAACAACAGCTATTGGAGTACGGGTTCCTCCAGCGGTTCCTGCCTTGGGCAGATGGGGAGTTCTTGGATGCTACAGGAGTGTTCTTCGGCTTACCTCGTAACGAGGGAGAAACGGACGACGCCTACCGACAACGCCTTATCGACCGAGCTCGCACAGAAGAAGGAGACGGCAGACGACAAGACTACGAGCGGTGGGCGCGAAACGTTGATGGCGTAGGCGGGGCGGTTGCCATTGAAAAGGCTCGACATGACTTATCTATCGACGTGTATATCACAGACCTGACAGGCAACCCTGCGGGGCAGGAACTGGCTACGAGTGTACGGACGAAACTGGAAGACAAACGCAGGGCTTTGCACGACTTGCAGGTACTGCCAGCCAACGTTTATCCGGTGACTATCGCTGTAAAACTTGTCTTGCGGCCTGATGCAGAATTCGAGAAGGTCAAAGACCAAATTACCACACAAATCAAAACCTACCTAAAAGGGCGTTCTCAGATCGTGTACCAGCAGATCGGAGCGCTCTTTTTCGTGGATGGAGTAATTGATTTCACGGGCTACACCTTAAACGGCGCGGAATTGAATTTGACTGTGCCTGCTGACTCTGTCTCGACACTAACCATGGCGGTGACAGCATGATACCTGAGCGCTATCGGCGGATGCTGCCGCCGCAATGGTACGAGAATGAAGTGGCGGAATTTCACTTTGAAGGTGTAGAGACAGTTGTAGATGCTTTTAATTTGCAGCGTGAGGATATCCTACAGCAGTTTAGCCCATGGTCAGCTACCTGGGGACTGGATGTCTGGGATTGGATTTATTTCGGGAGAAAGCAATTGCTGAGCGTGGAGGAACGGCGAAAAAATATCCAGCAAAAGCACTGGTCATATCTTGGCTTTACTCCAAGCGTGCTGCGGGCGATAGGTTTGAGTTCATCGTCATTCAAGCAAGTACAGATGGTCGAGGATTACGGCAAAAAGGTTATCCGGTACGTTTACCCGATTGAAGATCGATTCGATACAAAGAACGCGGTACAGGCGGTTGAGAGGATCAGACCTGTTCACTGCAATGGAGTTGCCTTTGAACCGATTGTGTCAGAAAAAATCGAATTTCGAGACGTCTTAGTTGTCGGAATAAAGGAGTACCACAAGGTCTATGAATTTCGAGTAGGAATGACACCAATCAAGCGTTATGAGGAGGTCGTGAAATGATCCTGCCAAGCTATCTGGAAACCGTTCGGAATGACCTGCTTGCTAGGGTCTCGGGCGGTGATATTTTGATCAATGACTTGGTTTCAGTGCCTGTACAGGCTGTGGAGCTTTCCTCACATCCGATCGCGGGCATTCAAGACGGGATAGCACTACAAGTATCTGCTCAACATGTAGCTAGCGTGCCAGTCATCACGAATGTGAAGTTGAGAACTCGGATGGGAGCTGTAGTTGCAGAGAAAACAGGAGCCATTGAAATGAACGGGGTACAGTTTATAAACCTGACTTTTGTTATCGAAGTGAGAGGAGGGATGTAGATGTCGTATGTGGCAAAAACAGATTGGAAACACGATGATCCGGTTACCGAGCAAGACATAAACCGTTGGGAGCACGGAATTGCGGATGCTCACGCGGAGCTCGCCATGTTGAAAGCGGATGTTTCGAATCTGAAAGTCCGAGTGAATACGATTGAATCCACCTTGCCTGACGGATTTGTACACAACAATTTCAACGATGACCTGTCTACTATCAGTTCAATCAAGGTAATTCGCGGTTACTATAACGAGGCTCAAAGTCGGTTGGAGGTTTAGATGGAAGAAACAGGAACGGGTTGCAATAACGGACATTTGGGGAGGAATACAAGTTGACTTCATGGCAATTTAACTCAACGGGATCTGCTCAAACATGGACTGTACCACAAGGCGTTACGAAAGTGATTATTGAAGCATGGGGAGCTCAGGGTGGTGGAACTGGTGGTAAAGGTGGGTATGCAAAAGGAACTTTTGCTGTTACACCTGGAGAAACATTAAATATCTATGTTGGTAAGCAGCCAACCGGATCGGAAAGTGGTTATAACGGCGGTGGAACTGGCAGCGCTCCCTATGGTTCGGGTTCACATGGTAAAGGCGGAGGCGGTGGAACTGATGTACGAAGAGGTGGAACAGCACTTTCAAACCGAATTATTGTTGCTGGTGGCGGAGGTGGTGGGTTAGGTACTTATACTCCTGGTGGTACTGGTGGAGGTACAACAGGTGGAAACGCAACAGGAGGCATCAGTGACGCTACTGGAGGTACACAAACATCCGGCGGTTCTACTGGTGGATACGGTGATGGATTAATTTCTACACCATCCCCAGGACTTGGTCAAGGTGGAGCTGGAAGATATTCAACAAGTATATCGTCATCTGGCGGTTCTGGTGGCGGGGGCGGTTATTATGGCGGTGGAGGCGGCTCAATTAATGGCGGTGGTGGAGGTGGTTCAGGTTATATTGATCCATCTGCAACAAGTCCAATACTCACAAATGGTTTGCGTTCTGGTGATGGGCTTGTCATCATTACTGTTGCGAATTCAGACCCGACTCTAACGCTAATCGCTCCAGAAAACGGTCAAACCTTTATAAAAGGTAGTAACATCAACTTTTCTTGGGCAGGCAGCGATCATGACGGCGATGCTTTAACCTACACTTTACAAATCGGCACATCTCCAGGAGCATCGAATATTTATAATGCCAGTTTAGGAACTGCAACATCCAAAAACGGAATTAGCACCAATTGGCCATTAGGAACGTATTACTGGCGAGTAATTGTAAATGATGGCAAGGGTGGGGTAACAACATCCGCTGAGCGTACCTTTGTAATAAACAACACTTTACCAACGCTCACGCTCATCAGTCCTTCTAATAATCAAACATTATCGGAAGGCAATACGATGGCTGTCCAGGGGGCCGCATCAGACGTTGACAGCGGCAACGTAGTAACGGCCAAATATAAAATAAATAACGGTCCTGTCAGGGCGTTGCAATCCGGTGTATCAAACGGTAGCACGCCTATTTCTTTTGCTAAGAATTTGACCTATCGAGACAAACGTCTATGGGACGGCAACACAGACGTGATTGGCGCTGATCTGGCAGAGAATACTGACCACACTTTGACTGTTTGGGCAGAAGATGACCAGGGCGGGAAAAGCACAGAAGTGATCCGGAAGTTCCGGATCGTTTGGAACCGTCCTCCGGTGATAGATGGTGAGAATAAAGACCTCGGCGTTTTCATGCAGCCTCCAACGGTGAAGTATTCAGCCACCGATCCAGAGGGCAACACTTTCACTTTTAGCGAGTACCTGAACGGGAAACAAATCAGGTCATTTGCGGGCGTAGCCGGACAGCAATACACAGTTGAAATTAGCCATGATCCTTGGATTCGATTGGATTTAGACGTGCAGCATCAAATCAAGATCGTTGCTACGGACAGCGCGGGAATCTCATCCGAGCGAATTTACACATTCAAGCGTACAGAGACACATATCGAATTCTTGCTTAACTTCGACAGCCCTGATGTGCAGGGGCATTTCATCCTTGATGGTATGCCGTTGCGGGTGCTTGCAACGCTGGAGAGGTATATCCCGGAAGGTGCCACCATTGAGAGTGTAAAGGTCTGCAACAATGCGTTGGATGCTGTGCCGACCTGGGAAGATTGTACGGGAGCAGTAAGAGGGAACCGAGGCTATCTCTTCACGAACAAAACGAAGACTGCCGCAAATTGGGCGATTAATCTGTGGGTCATTCTTGCCAAGGGAACAGCAACAGAGCGTATCAGATTAAACGGCTACGGAGGTGCATTCGATTGATGAAGACCCAGAATGTAGTTCCTATTTCGAAAATTAGGCAAGAACAAGAACAGGACCCGGTTATGACGATGGGGCAGGAGCTATCCTCTCTCAAAATTAGCAATATCCAAAAGGATACTTTAATCCAAACAATGGGGGAGCAGTTAGCCATGGTTAAGCTTGAGCTTATCCAATTGAAAGGAGGTGGTAACTAATGGAATTCTGGGCACTGGCGTTTAGCATGAAGTGGATTACAGCAGAGAAGCTGCGACTGGCTGTAAAAACAACAGCAAATCCTTTTGGAGAAATCTCTCCAGAGGAATTCACGAAAATCACTAACCAAGAATTCTAGGTTGGTGATTTTTTATTTCAACAAGACCTTGAGCCAGCCTCGTTCCTAGCGGGGCTATTTTTATTGCCCCCAGGGGGTGAGGAGGAAGATGAGTTGATGAAGTTTTTACAGAGTTTAGAGAACGTAGTGACCCCGGCAAACGGGATAGCAGCAACCACAGGAGTGTTTCTTACCCCGATATTCCAGTACCTATATGGAACGGGTCGGCTCGATACTTTAATCGTGCTTTTTCTTATGATTTCACTCGATTGGATCACCGGTATTTCCGCAGCGAAAAAGGACCATACTTACTCGTCTGATTATGGTCTTTCCCGAATCCCACGGTCGCTGTTTCTTTTTGCACTGCCAGCCGTAGCGAATTTACTGGATCGGGTGATGGGCACACCAGGCTTTCTGTTTTATGGAGTCACATTCGGTCTACTCTATCATACATGGAACAGCCTCACAGCGAATGCACACCGAGCAGGTTGGCCTGTGCCGAAGTCGGTCGTAAACTTGGTCGGTTCGGAGATCAAAGCCAAGACTGAGCGTGCTGCACGAAAGGAGACAAGATAATGAATATGACTATTCCCGGTGCGCGTGTGGTCGACGTTCGCACCTCTTTGCCACGCCATAAAACACTAAGGTATGGACGGCGTAAGCTATCAGATATCCGATCAGCAGCCATGCATCATTCAGCTACAAAAAGCGGATCGCCAGAGGCGTTTGCAAGCTACCATGTTGTCACGAACGGATGGCCGGGCATTGCCTATCATTTTGTGATTCAAAAGGATGGGGTGATTTACTGGTGTAACGATCCAGAAACAATTTCCTACCATGTCGGCAACAGCAACCGTCATGCGCTAGGCATTTGTCTTGTAGGGGACTTCCGGACACAGCAACCAACCGCAGCACAGCTCGATGCGGCGAATCGCCTGATCCAACATTTGCAGGTACAGATTCCATCCATGAAGCAGGTGCTTGGTCACCAGGAGTACCCCGGTTACGCGTGGAAAAACTGCCCTGCATTCCCGATGGGCAAGTTTCGATCGGATTATTCACAATATTTACAGAAGCCTGTGGACAAAGTGGACAAGCCACAGCATGTCCCAGTTGCAATCAGCCTGAATGGTTCACTGTTATCAGTGACTGGCTTCCTACAGGATGGTGTGTCCTTGCTACCTGTCAGAGCGGTAGCAAATGCAGCAGGCGGAAAAGTGGAGTGGATCGAACAAACGAAGGACGTTCGTGTTAATGGTAAAGACCTAACTGAAAAGTTTGTGTCGGGTTCAGCTTACGCTCCGGCTCGTGAGCTTGGTGCTGTGCTTGCCTTACAGGTTGAATGGGATGGAAGTACAAATACGGTGGGATTGAGAGGAGGAGTGTAGAATCATGAAAGACTTTCTGAAAAGGCATAAGAATTCTGTGTTGCTTATTCTGACCGGGGTGCTGGCTATCGTAGGAGCGTACGCAGGTATCGACGAGGAAGCACAACAGCAGATACTGAAAGCCATAGAAAGCTTATTTTAACGAGTGAAGCCCTCCTTCGGATACGTCCAAGGAGGGCTTTTTTATTTTTATTAAAAGTAAAGTGATAATGTGTAACATTACACTTGCTTACAGAACTTTACACTTCCGGAATTTCCAGCGAGCAGAATGGATTGCTTGGTAAAATGGAAAAGAACAATTAGAAAACTGAAGTATTCAACAGCAGAATGACGGCAAGCTTGGATTCAAAAGTAAGGGATGCCGCTCAATACGCTGCTGATGCATTGCGTGATGCAGTAGGTATCCCGAAATAATGACTAAGCCCTCTTCGGAAATAGTCCGGGGAGGCCTTTTTTATTTGTATGATGTTTCTTAAGTGTACTTACATTTGGAGCGGGAATTTACAAAGAGAAGAATTATCCAATAAAATGTCGTGATTATTGAAAGTTGTTTCATTTTTGGGTTAGTTATTTATTTACGCATTAGGGTGGTTTCGAATATGCTAAGCATAGATGGATACCATAAGAATTAATAAAATGGTTCAAGTGTCGTATAGAAGAAATAGATTGGATTACCGAAAAAATAAAGAAAGCAGGCTAAAACAGAAATAATTGGGTTGAATCCAATTGACAAGAGCATTATTATTTAGTAAGAAAACATGATCGGAATTAAATGTGAATATTCAAAAAACGAAAGAGGGAGAGTGTTATGGCTACAGTACAACGTGAAAACATAAGTGCTATTGCAGATATGATTCTCAAAGCAACAGAGCTGAAATCTCCCTTAGATTTAGAACGGCTTGTTGAATTTTTAGGTGGAAGAGTTATTTATAGGACGGACCTTCCGGGAAATATGGAGGCAATGATATCAAAGAAGAATGAGAGCTTTGAAATTATCATAAAAGATGATAAACCTTCTGTAAGACAACGATTCTCCATCGCACATGAGCTAGGTCATTTATTTCTTCATATGGGTTATCTTATTGATCCGGATAAGTGGCAAAGGGTTGGAGACTATCAAGATTCTGTGTACTATCGCTACGGGTATAGTACAGAAGAATATGAGGCGAATGAGTTCGCTGCTGCACTTCTCATGCCTAGAGATGAATTTATAAAAATTGCTGAGAAAAATTTAGATCAAAATGGATATTACGTAACACCGATTGCACAACATTTTAATGTATCGACTAATGCTGTTGTTAATAGGGGAAAGTGGTTAGGACTTTTCCAGTGAGCGGTGATGACCAATGAGCAAATCCAATAACGGTAAAGAATTTAGCTTCATTGAAAGATTGAGAGAGATATTACAAACATCTCCTGAAGATAAAAAGTTAGAAGATAGCCATGATGGTATTTATCTTTTCATATCTTTTGATTTGGTCAACTCTACATCTTTCAAATCTGTTTACCCAAATGACTGGCCTTTAGTATTCCAAAGATTTTATGAGTTTGTTGAAAGTGATGTTCTTAGCAGATTTACCAATGCGAGGGTTTGGCGGTATGCTGGAGATGAAATCCTTTTTTATAAAAGGATTTGTAACTTTAGTGACTTATTAAAAAGCCCTGAGGATGCATTGTCAATAATAAGATCTGTTACGAATTCTTTAAACAATACTATACCTCAAACTAAGAATAGGTTGTTTTTAAAGTCAACATTATGGGTAGCAGATTGTAGCTACGTACCGCCGCACTCACTTGAGAACAAGTATGACGATGTGAAAGGCTCTATAAGTAATCTTATTATCTTTGGTAACTATAACAACAAAAGCAGTGTAGATTTTCTTGGAGCAGACATTGATTTGGGTTTTAGGATTTCAGAATATGCATGGAGAGAAAAAGTAGTTGTTAGTGCAGAATTAGCTTACATTATGTATCTAGACAGAGGAAAATACCGCGATTATGATATCGAAGAACGGCTGAAAATAATTTCCTATCAAAGTTTAAAGGGCATATGGAATGAGAGACGATATCCGATAATCTGGTATCATGATCATTGGAATGACCTTGATAAAATGTTTTATTACGATGAACACTTTGATTCACCAGTTATTGAGCGTGTAAAACAGGGTAGTTTCGATAATGAGATGAAAATTAAAAGACTTACTAAAATCTTTGCTGATTTAGGCAAAGAGCATAATATAACAAATATTATTACTAAAATACAATATACTAAACCCGAAGGAATTAGTGAAACCGATTTGATTGCAGCCCCTAATGTATCACAGTATAAATTGGTTGAGGTTCATTGTGCTGCGGTATGTTTCAATGATGAAGGTAAAATATTAATTGCAAAAAGGCCATCTAAAAAAAGAAGGCTAAACGGTGTGTGGGAATTTGGTTGCGGACAGTTAAAAAAATCCCAGAGTTTTGAAGAATGCTTGGGATTGAGTTATAAAGAGGATTTTTCAGCTGAAATTGATACCTTTGGATCAGCCATACCAGTCTCAACATACGTTATTGAAGATAGGGACGAAAAACGAAAAATACCTGGAATACTATTTTTGGCTAAGATTCTGAATCAAGAAGAGGTTGAGAAGAGTTTCAATAAGGAAAAGCATACAGAAGTACAATGGTTTGATCCAACAAAGTTGACTCAAATTAAAGAAGAAGATTACGTTCCTAATTTTAAGGACACCGTCCAAAAAGCCTTAGACCTATGGTTAAGAATAAATGACAAATAAAAAAGGGCAGACTAACGTCTGTCCTTTTTTATTTGTCAAAAAACCAGGATACACCTGTAGTAACTATACCAATAATTAGAACCATAATACCCCATCTAAGAAATGAATATTTGTTTTTACATACTTTAGCAAGACTATGGTTTTGTGTAGCCATGTCATCGAGAAATTGTTCCTCAGTTTTCTCTTTTAAGAGAAGTTGGTATTCATTAGCGGATTTAAATGCCCCAATTCCACCCCATGACATGTAATATCTTGTATCACCTACATATCTCGGCCAAATAACAGAAAAAAACAAAAAAGAAGAAACTAGCAATAGAGCAACTCCGATTATCAGAAATACCTTATTAACAACAAACATGCTAAAATTGGCTGTTTTTAAGTAGGTTATAAAATAACCAAGGATAGCCAAATTTAATGTCAATCCTACTCCTGCTTTCTGATCAGCAAATTTAATGTAATCACCAATGTAGACCAAATTGTGTTTGTGATAATCGTATAAATTGTTATTCAAGTTGACCACCTTTAGTATTGGTATTTTCTTTATTCTACCATTTTCGAAGTTAATGTAAATTGATATTGAGACTAAAATAAATGGATTTAGCTTGACTGCACTTTATAATACAAGTATTTATGAAATGCAGCATGACTCCTTTTGGTTTTTTACTTTTTACGCCTTCCGCGTGTTCTTGGTGTATCCATCCAAGTTTGAATCTGGTCCCGAAGCCAGGGGGAACCTCTTGCAAGTGTCTTTACTGGCTCTCGGAATTGTCCACGTTTCTGATACTCCTTGATGTAGTTTTTGGTCTTTCCGGTCAGTTCACACACTTCCGAAAGACTCATTATGTCCTCTAAGTTGACTTGCACGTTCCATCCTGTTCATATATAATGCGAACATAAGTTCTTGTCAGGGGATGATCGTGTGTCCAATGCGAACAAGCGGATCGTGTTTTTAATCGACATGCAAAGTTTTTATGCGAGCGTCGAGAAAGCTGCTAATCCACAAATTCGGAACAAACCTGTTGTTGTTGCAGGAGACCCGGAGAGAAGAAGTGGTATCATTTTAGCAGCCTGCCCGATCGCAAAATCATATGGAGTTGTTACAGCTGAAGCGTTATGGCAAGCTCAGCAAAAATGCCGACAGCTTGTGATAGTGCGCCCACGAATGGAAATGTATATTCACAGATCGATACAGATCACGCGTATATTCGAAGCATTTACAGACAAGGTAGAGCCATATTCGATCGACGAGCAGTTTCTCGATGTGACAGGCAGCGTCCACCTGTTTGGCGATGCTTTCCAGATGGCGGCGCAGATTCGGCAGCGGGTCTGGATGGAGACGGGCATTAATTGTCGGGTAGGCATTGCGGAGAACAAGGTCTTGGCGAAGATGGCCTGCGACAATTTCGCCAAGAAACGGGAAGATGGCGTCTTTTGGCTCAAGCGGGAAGCATTGGCGGAGACGCTGTGGAAGCTTCCGATTGAAAAACTGTTCGGTGTAGGCTCACGAATGAAACAAAACCTCAATCGCATGGGGATTTATCATATTAAAGATCTCGCTGGACTTTCTCCTCAAATTCTAACTAGACGCTGGGGAGTGAATGGGGAAGTGCTCTGGCGAACGGCTCATGGAATAGACGATTCGCCTGTGGCTCTTGGTTCCTATGAAACACAAAAAGGGATCGGTCATCACATGACGTTGCCACGGGATTATCATACAGCAGCAGAAATCAAGGTTATATTGCTTGAGCTGTGCGAGGAAGTTTGCCGTCGCGCGCGAAAAAAGGAACTAATTGGCTCCGTTCTGTCTGTGGGCTGTCGTGGAGCTGATTTGGCTGCCGGAACAGGCTTTGGGCGGCAGATGAAGCTTACAGAACAAACAAATGATGCTATGACATTGTATGAAGCTGCTTGTTTTTTGTTTAAACAGCATTGGCAAGAAACGCCTGTACGTAGTATTGGTGTTAACCTAGGTCAACTTGTCTCCGATTCAGCGTTACAATTAAACATGTTTACTGACAACGTCAAAAGACAGTCTTTATCGCATGCAATGGATGACATCCGTAACCGCTATGGAAATGGTGCTATATTGAGAGCATCGTCTTTGCTTGAATCTGGTCAGGCGAAAGAGCGCGCACGTAAGATCGGAGGGCACTACAAGTGACGGAGCCGATGGTATCAGACGAGCAGGAATTGATACGCCAGTATATTTTATTTGGCATTTTGTTTCGGGCGGTCATGGTCGATCTGGGGCAAATGCGGATTGTGCCGTTGAAATTTTCTTATCAGATGATGTTCGATGAGCTCTCGCGGTGGGCGGAGCGGCAGCATCACCAGCTACGTCGCATCTTGGGACAGAGAGGGTGCACAGTCGTCAGCTCACGACGTCAGGGACATATGTATGTCGTCCACTATCGACAACGCGGGTACGTGCGAGAAGCAATCTATACGATTGAGGTTTTGCGGGCAGAGTGTCAGGAGCTCGTCCGGACCCGATATGAACAGCGAGGAGAGAACAAGCGATGAGGGAAAAACGCGTGTCCAAAAAGGAAAATGTATTCGTGGCCAGTCGCTTTGTGCTTCCGGAGCATCGGGAAATGTACCTACAGACGAAGGAAGATGACAAGCTTGTTACTATGCCTATTATTGAGCAAGATGAATTGGAATCAATAAACTACATTATCAACGACTCGGCACGGGCGGATTATGCGATCACTGTTTCGTGGTGGAAACAAGTGAAGGACAATTTGGGCAGTAGCTGCACAATGTGGGGCGTAGTTAAATGGATCGACCAGAACGGCCGAAGAATAAAACTTGTGACGGATGAGGATAGCCAATGGATTTTAATGGATCACATAACGGCTATAAAAGCGTAAAGGAGGAAGTCAATTGGCAAAAGCATCAACACCCAAGCGACCTACCCGCGATGAATTTGAGTTAGAGGAATTAGGGAGTCAACTCATTGAAGCAAAAGATGATGGCGACGAAAGAGCGTTAACTGTTTGGGGGATGACCGAGAAAGTGCGCGGGCGGATCACAGTACTTGACTCGCGTACAAGGTTAGTTCATGTGGAGGAAAACGGAGTAACTAGAAAGATTCCTTTCCTGGACATTATGAAGGTGAGTTACGAGTAATTACCAGCGCATGCGTTATGCTAGATTGGTACAATTATAGCGGTGATGCTATATGGAATTTATATACCCAATGCTGCTCGAGCAAGCTGAAAAATCATTTTCGGACGGCCGCTACATCTACGAACCTAAAATAGACGGCCATCGCCTGATCCTATCGCGAAGTAACGGGGAGACCCGGCTTTACACAAGACACAACAACGATGTAACGGCGAAGTATCCCGAACTCATTACTGATGGTCCTGACATCGTACTGGACGGCGAGCTTGCGGTAATAGACCCGGACACTGGCATACCTGACTTCGAGTTGACGATGTCGCGATTCCAGTCGAGTAAGTCGCGGTTACCCATATCCTATGTTGTGTTCGACATTTTGCATTTTGGCGGAGCTGACCTTAGAGGGCTTCCCCTACTTGAGCGCAAAGCTGTTCTTGATCGCGCAGTAACAGACACTCCAACCATGAGCAAAATCGCGTACATTGACGGTCGAGGAGAGGACTTATGGGACGCAATTGTTGCTAGAAACATGGAGGGAATAGTTGCAAAGCGCAAGGACGGGAGATACCATGCAGATAAGCGTACAGACGATTTCATAAAGGTAATCAACTACACGTATGCTGACGTCCATATTGCCGGCTGGCGTAAAGGTGACTTCGGATGGTTGACACATTACAACGGTCGTCCAGCTGGCGTGATCGAGCTTGGTGTTCCCCCTACTCACAAGCAGGCGTTTTATGGAGTGGCGAAACAGTTGATCACTGGTGAGGATCGTGAGTATGTTTATATCCAGCCTCAGATTAAAGCACGCGTCAAAATGCGGAACTGGACAAAAGGCGGCATGCTGCGATCACCAGTATTTGTTGATTTTATTCTTGCATAGTAAAAACCCGTCTCTGTTTTGAGGAGACGGGTTTTTTTGAGTTAATTTTAATTGCATTCTAAAAGGCGAATCCCCCCTTCGGAATAATCCGGGGAGGGTTTTATTAAAAGCAAATTGAGTTTAAACAACACGTTCAAGAAGCTTAGGAAGGAGGAAACTCAAGCCAGATTGCCAGAAGGCATTGGGATATAAAAAAAAACTTATATCTATATATTGCCAATATTGGTTTTGATTTATATAATTGTAAAGCATGCATGCGATTGGTGTTCACCTAAATCTATCTTAATTTATACTAGGGGTGAAATTGTGAGTTTTATTAAAAAGATTAATAGTACAGTACTAGGTTTATCCTTAACCACTGTAGTGATTTTTTCGCCTACTGCTACCGCTTATGCAGAAGAGCAAGTCGAAGTTTCTAAATTAACAAAGAAGAGTCAACAAGTCGAGCTAACTGAAGAAGCTGTAGCTGAAGAAGCTGTAACTGAAGAAGCTGTAACTGAAGAAGCTGTAACTGAAGAAGAGGTAATACAAGAAGCAGAACTACGAGTTGCTCCATTCATTCCATATATTATTACAGCCGCAGGTGTTCTCATCGCAGGTGGTAAGCATTATGAAAAGATGTCTGAAGCAAAGCTAGAAGCGATTGTAAAGCATGAGTATAATTTGGAAGAGAATTGTTGGTATGGCGTATGCGAAGAAGAGGAAATAAGAAGCTATAGGCTTGGTTCATCTGATCATTATATGTATCTTACGTTCGGAGACCCTGATAAATTTGGCATGACTCACATTTTAGGTAAACATACTTCAGAATATTGGACAGGATTATTCAAATGGGGAAAAGAACATTCCTTTATCCCGGAGGAACGTGCTAACCCAGAAGAAATTGAGAAAATTATTAAGGATGTAAGTCACTACAGTAGAGGCAACATTAATGACATTATTAAATTTGGTTTGGACGGTAAGCATAAAGTAACTGGCTACAGTGATGATGTTATGTATACGTTGGTGGTTAGAGACGGTAATGTAACAACACTGTATCCAACAGAAATCAACCAAGCAACATACGATTAA